AAAAATGGCTGATTTTTCATTAACCACGTTATTCGTGGTGCCAGTAGGACAGACTGCTCTTCCTAGCTCTGGTTCAACCCAAGACCTCACTGCAGGTCAAGTTGGTATTTTTAGAAGTGACTATACTTTAGCAACAGCTGCTAATATTGCTGCTTCTCCTTATTTTTACGTTGCTCAAGGTAGAGTTAACACTTATCTATTAGGTTCAAAAAGATCTGATAAGATTAAGGGTTGTCCTTCTGGAGCTGGATGTAGTTCTAATGTAACAGAATGGTACAAAGTAAATGGTTGCCCTACTGCTGCAAATCAAATTACAGATGTTGCTAATTTTAACGTACAGTGTGGTGATGTTGTTACATTAACCCTTCGTGCTCACTCTAGCTACATTGACACATTGTATTTCAATGGTTTCACTCGTTCAGTAACTGTTCAAGCTCCTTGCTGTGACTGTGGTGGTGATCCTTGTACAACTGTTGATGTTCCTGCTTTGATTGATCAGTTTATCATTAAGCTTAGACAACAAGCTCCAGGAAATAATCCTGACAACATTAGTTTCAACACTTTCTACACTTTTGAGCGTGTTGGTGATGATGCAAATGCTATCCTTCGTATTACTGGAAAACCTCTAACTGTATATGGTCAGCCATGTGATGTTGCTGCTTTCCCTTACGAATATGATAGAATGTACTTTAGAACATTTATCTTTAATGGTCCAGCTACTACTGCTGACTTTATTGTTGCTGATAATTGTGATATTGTTGCTGATGCTGTAATTGTACAACGTTCTTCTTATCCTTATGGTGGTTCTGCTGAGATTGCTCAATTAGAGAAAAACTACTACAGCTACCAAGCAGGTTACTTAAAGCATCTTTACAGAATGGCTGGATACAACGAGAACTTCGAGTCTTGGGTATCTCAAGGTGTTACTTATGACACTTATTACATTAAGTTTAATGAGTATAACAAGTCTGCTTACCAGTGGGGTGATTATATCATGGAAGATTCTATGGTGATCATTGCTGCTCCTAACTCAGATGTAAGTGGAATTGGTGCTGCTATTGAAGCAGTGTTAGTTGCAGGTCTTGGTGCAGTTGCTAGTGATAGCACTTGTATCACAACTACAACCACTACATCTACTGAGGCTCCTTCTACAACTACAACTACTTCAACTTTGATTCCTTAATCAAAACAATAGTTGTATAATACCAAACCTATGCCAGAGGTGAGAGGATTAAATCTCAGATCCTCTGGCATATTTATTTAAAATCAATATGCCAGCATTAAACTTAGATATATTAGTAATACCTACCTATAGTACATTAACTATAGGAATTGCAGATGCATCAACCTATCCTACAGATCCTCCTGTTGTAACTTCTCCTACTATTGAGATTGATGTTCCTTCTTTTGGAAAAGTAGTACTTCCCTTTGTTGTAAATGATTTTAATGTTTTTACTTCAGCATCTTTAGGTTTAACACTTCTTGGGGAGCCACTATTGCCTATTCCAGATGGAGTGTACACTCTTAGATATTCTATTGCTCCTGCCTATTTAAACTTTGTAGAAAAAACTATAATGAGAATAGATAAGATACAAGAGAAGTTTGATGAAGCATTTATGAAGTTGGATATGATGGAATGTGATAGAGCTATTAAGACACAACAGAAAGTAGATCTAACAAGTATATATTTCTTTATACAAGGATCTCTTGCTGCTGCTAATAATTGTGCTATAGATGAATCTAATAAACTTTATGCTCAGGCTGATAAGATGTTAAATAATTTCATTAGAAATAATTGCTATTGTTCAGGTAATAATTACTTATTAAACTTCGTATAATATGGCTACTTGTAGAGGATGTAAAGCCACATTTGGGTGTGGATGCCAATTAAAAAATGGTCTGTGTGCAATGTGTGCAGCTGCTGGTGCAAAACTTAAACAAATTATAAATTATGTTAACTCCTAGATTAACTAATTGTCCAGAATGCACAACTATACCTGCATTACTAAATGACATAAACTGTAAGCTCAAAGAGCTTTCCAGTAATTTATATAACAACCTTATATATTCATTGAATCAACCAGTGCCTGCAGGAGCTATGATTGATCTTCTTAATTACAAAAGAATACTAGAGTATAAATTTTGTAATGAGAATTATGCCCCTGGATACACTGTAGCAATGATAGCTAGTAGAATAAAACTTTTAAAATATAAATAATGAATAACTGCTCAAATTGTTTTAATGGCTGTGCTGAAATAGTCTCAGATAAATGTGTTAGGTATACAGGAATTGATATTCCTCAATTTGGTATTTCTAATGGGGATACTTTATCCTTTGTAGAAGATGCTATTATTACGTATCTACAATCTGCATTAGATGGAACAGGAATTATACTTGATATAGAACCTTCAGTAATCTGTGATTTAGTTGCAGAATATTTAGAAGTGCCAGAAGAGATTACAGCTTTAGATTTATTTACAGCTTTGATTAAAGCCACCTGTGATTTACAAACACAAATAGATGTTATAGCTGCTCAAGTCTTAGACATAGAAGCTGATTACACTGTAGATTGTTTAGATGGTGTAGTTGCAGATAGTGGTACACATGATATCCTTCAAGCTACTATTACAAAACTTTGTGAAGTGGATGCTGCTTTAGTAGCCCTTGCATTAGATGTAGACACTAACTATGTAAAGCTTGCAGATTTAAATGATTTAATCCAAGCCTATTTAGATAGTGTATCTCCTACAACACAACAAAGTGCAAAGATGGTTCCTTACACTGCTGTAGAATACTATGGTCCATTATCTAATTTTGATGCTGGTGGAGCTGGATTAGCAGGATTAGGTTGGGATAAAATCTACTTATGTAATGGATCAAATGGTACTCCTGATAAAAGAGGAAGAGTGGGTGTAGGTGCTATAGCAGGAGTTCCTGGGGGAGCTATGAGTGTAGTGGTGGATCCAGCAGTTGCAGGTAATCCTAACTATTCTTTAAACTCTGTTGCTGGTGTGAATACAGTTACATTAACTACACCACAAATTCCAGCACATACACATCTTAATACAGTTGCTATAACTGACCCAGGGCATACTCATACTTATACTACTGTATCTGGCATTGATTACCAAAGAGGAACTACTGGTACTGCATTTTTAGATTTTGCAAAAACAGCTACTACGTCTTCTGCTATTACAAATATTACTGTACAAGTAACAAATCAAAGTGCTGGAGGAGGTCAATCTCATACTAACATTCAACCTGTTTGGGCTACTTATTACATTATATACTTACCTTAATACTTAAATCATATGTCTTGTTTACCAGGAATGCCTTGTTATAATGCTTATAGAATTGCTTATCCATTTTCATGTGGAGGGGGTTATAATAATTCTTTATGTCTTACAAGTGACAAGATTATATATAATGGACCAAACTTAGCATGTACAGGAATTCAATCTCAAGATAATCTAGAAATAGCATTACAGAAGATTGATGATAGAATGTGCTCTGATGCGTTTATTTCTCACATCATTGTTGCTATAGAAGAAAACCCAGTACTAAAAGCTTATTTTTGTCAACTGGTATCTTCTTGTCCTATTACAACTACTACTACCACTACTATTTTATAAACCAATAATATGACATCTAATATGACAGTACTAATAACCCTTACACTTGCAGGTGCAGACACAGGACCTTTTAGTCTTTATTCTGATGCAGATGGATATTTAGCCCCCTTTGAAGTTTCTGTATCAAAAGCAGCTTTAGAGGCTGGATACACAAGTGTAGTAGTTCCAGATGGTTCTACAATAATTAGAGTTCAGTCTAACTCTGCTTGTACTAACTATGTAGATTTTCCTATATCAGGAATTACAACTACCACTACGTCTAGCACAAGTACTAGTACATCTACTAGCACTAGTACAACTACTACTACCACTTCTGTTGCTCCAATTGAAGGAACGCAATACCAACTTTATGGATATGCTGAATCAACAGGGGATGCATGTGATCAAATAAATACATATGTAACATTGTCAGAAGTATCTAAATGGGCAGCATCTACAACACCATTAGGTGTAACTTTATTCTATAATAATGGTAGTCCTTTATCTGATCCATATATTAATCCTAGTATACCTACAGGATATTTTATATTGTTTGTATTATCTACTGATGCACCTCCTATTTTTTATAGAGGAGAGTATAATAACACTACTGGGGCAATAACAAATGTTGTGGCCTGTGTAGCATAATTATTAAAATCCTGTTTTGTTGGTTTTACAGGGTCTCCTAGGGATGTTACATCTCTAGGAGTTTTTTGTTTTATAACTAGTTTGATTATACCTAATAACCTACTTAGTTTAAATTATTTGGTATTTTAAAAAACTATTTTGTATCTTTACTAAAATTTTAACTAAACTCGACTATATATGTCTGAAAGCCAGTCCCTTTTACATCAATTACAATTATTGATGAAATGGAAAAAAAGTAAAAGTTTTTACGCACAAAAACTTGGAATTAGTGAAAGTAGAGTAGAAGAATTACTCAAAGAATTATATCCAGATAAAAATATCCCTCATTCTCAGTCTAGTATAAAGAAAGTAAATAATGAAAAAGGAACAATAGAAAGCACAGTTATACTTGACTTTGACCCTAAAGATGATATTGAATTAGCTAAAGCACATAAAGTTAATCTAGACAAATATGTTATTAGCAGATACTGGTCTAAGTTAATACCTTCAGGAAAGTTTAGTTCTTCAGTATTTTGTTCATTAAAACAACCTAAAGATTATTCTCCTGAAGACTTTGCAAAGTTTTTACAAAATTATAAGTCTAATTACAAAGAACAAAAACAACCTGAACTCAATTCTAATAATAGAACAGTTGATGTTGAAGTTTCTTTATCTGATTATCATTTAGCTAAGAGACATGTTGATGGAGATAATTCCCCAGCTACAAGATGTAAAAGATATTTTACAGCAGCTACATCTTTAGTATATGATGTAAAAGCAGTGTATAATATTAATACAATAGTGTTTCCAATATCAAACGATTTTTTCCATACAGACAACTATCAACACCAAACAACTAATGGTACTCCTCAAGATACCATTGTTAGTTATTCTGATGAATATGAAATGGGATTCTCTCTACTTGTTAAGACAATTGAGATGATGAAAAAAGCTTGTAATAAAGTGATTGTTGTATTAGTTCAAGGTAATCATGATAGAACTAAGTCTTATTACCTAGCACATGCTTTAGAAGTTTACTTTGCTGCAGATCCTAATATTTATTTTAGTAGAGAGCATAGTGTAATAAAAGCTGTTGTATTAGGTAAAACTTTTATTGGTTATCACCATGGTAATTGTAAAATAGAAGATCTTCCTTTATTGTTTGCAACTCATCCTGAATACAGCCAAGAATTTGGTAATGCTACTTATAGAGAAGTGCATACAGGAGATAAGCATCATTACATGGCTAAAGAAGTGAAGGGAGTGAGAATACAACAAATGCCTAGTCTTTCTGGTACAGATAGATGGCATCTAGATAACAATTATGTTCATAGCGTTAGAGCAGCTCTTGCTTTAGTATATGATAAAGATTCTGGAAAGATTTCAGAATTTGAATTTAGATTATAAATAACATGTCAACATTAAGAAAATTAGTTTCAGATATACGTTCAATGCATAAGATTTTGTCTACAGACAGTCTTATCACAGATCGTGCTATTGCTTCTGAGGTGAGGAACAATAGTATTTTATTGATCAAGAGAGAGACTAATCTTAGAAAGCTCTGGGCTACTAGTACTTTATTTACTACTATCCCTTGTTTAGAAATGATAGAGGTTCCTATTTCTGAATGTTGTGACTACCAAGATCCTTGTTCTGTAGCAAGAACTAAGTTTAAGATTCCTCGTATATCAGAAGGTAATTATCAATACTTAATTCAAGGAGTGTATTCTATTAATGCTATGGGAGGCACAGGAACTAAGTTAAAAGAGATTACTATAAATAGATATACAAATTTGATAAAACTTCCTGTTATAAAGAATCAGGAATATTATTGGATATTAAATGATTATCTATACATAAGTAATCCAATGCTTCAAGCAATTAGACTTGCTGCTTGTTTTGAACAAGAAGTACCTAATGAAGTTATGTATCCTGAATCTGGTTGTGGAGGTTGTGGACCAACTAATGAAGACTGGTGCATGAACCCATTAGATAAACCATTTTCTCTTCCAGGATATTTAGAAAAACAAGTGCTAGATCTAGTTTCACAAAAGCTTCTTTCTACTTATTTCCAATTAAAGACTGATATTACAGATGATGGGTTAGATGGACAAGCTCCAAATGTACCTCCTACAAGATAATAAATATGAGAACCAAAACAGATTGGAGAAGTTCAAGTAAAGATAACTACAACAATTTCTGTAAAAAACATTCTTCTATAAAACTATCCTTTGAAGAATGGAAGAATATAGTTTATTCCTTTAATGAATCATATAAAGAATACATTCTAGAAACAGGAGAGAGAGCTAAGCTTCCTTTTGGATTTGGAGAATTCTCTATCAATAAAAAGAAAAGAAAAAAGATTAAAGGAATAAATGGTAAAGAATTTGTTAATCTTCCTATAGATTGGCAAAAGACTAAAGAAAAAGGAAAAGTTATTTATAACTTCAACTATCATACAGAAGGATATTTCTTTGGCTGGATGTGGTTCAAAGACACAGCTAGATTTAAACACTTAGAACTTTGGTACTTTAAACCTACCAGATCTACATCAAGACTACTCTCACACTTTCTAAAGATTGAAGATAAGTATCAATATCTATATCAAGAATGGAAAAAATAATTTAAGAATATGAGTTACTACTACAAATACAATTTTGTTTCCCCTGAACCAGTTTATGCTACTATCAAAGAAGAATTAAAAAGCTACTTTGATACAGGTGCTGTAGATGACTTATTGTTTCCAACCTACTTAGATAAGTGCCTAAGAAAGTTAGGAAGATCTTCTTATGTTATTGCTGAACAAGCATTAGAGATATGTGACTTTGAGGTGAGACTTCCTGATAACTTTTTTGCTGTTAGAGAAGCATGGATGTGTTCAGAAATTCCTTTGACCCCTTACCAAAGTGCAAATTCTTTTTATTCACAAGCAGCATCCATCACTACTATACAAGTGGCTCCCCTAACTGTTGGGGGTCAACCCTGCAATAGTCCTACGTGCTACAATCCTCAGTGTGAGGGTACATGTATGCCTGAATTAATTCAAGCTGTCTACAAGACTAATACCTCTATTGAGCGAGGATATAAAAAAGAATATTTATTAAAGCCAGGAAATATTTCTGCAAAACAAAACTGTAGCTTAGAATACAACCAATCATGGAGCAATGCGAGGGAGTTTACTCCAGGATCTGCAAGCTATGATTCTTTTGATGTTAGAGATAACAAATTTGTTACTAATTTTAGAAATGGAATAGTACACTTAATTATGTATGCTACAGAATATGATAATGGAGGTAATCAAATGATTCCTGATAACTATCGTATTAGAGAATTTGTAGAAGCATTTATAAAGTATAAAGTATTTGAAACTTTGTCTAATCAAATCAATGATGAAACATTTAATCAAATACAACAAAAGATGTTATACTATAAGCAACTTCATGATGAAGCATTTATAATGGCAGACATTGAGATCAAGAAACAAGATGCTTGGACTAAGCAGAGAAGAATCAAGAATGATCTAAATAGGTTTAATATGTATGGACTTCCTAATGCCTCTGATAGGTATGGTAGAAGACGTAATAACTAATAACAATGGCTGAAGAATTAGATAGATCTCAAGACAGTAGTAATACTCAAAATAATATTAATTTAGGATTTAATACTGCAACAGCTGGCCTAAACTTAGATCAAACTGTAAATCAGATTTCTAAAGGTAGTTTAACTTATGCATTAAATGCATCTGTTGAAAACTTTGACTCTAATTCTGTAAACTATCAGAATGAGCCAGGCAATGAACTGTGCTTTAATTTTCCTGAAGGATATCAACTTATTGGTACTCATGCTATTTTTGAAAAAAATAAACACATATTCTTTCTTGTAAATCCTGAAACAGAAGATTCTGAGATAGGATACATGAACAATAATGATTGTGCTTATCATAAACTTGTAGGTGCTAAGTGTTTAAATTTTAATATCAATCACCCAATTCACAAAGTAGTACATAAGATAACAAACTGTACAACAGAAATATATTGGACAGATGGATTTAATCCAAGAAGATATTTAGATATTGAAAACATTCCTTATATACAGACATTTTCTTCAAATGCTTGTGACCCTAATTATACTACAGAGTTAGATTGTAATCAATTACTGATACAACCTAATTTTTCTATTCCTGAGTTAAGAGTGACTAATGTTATAAGTGCAGGAGATCTTACAGCAGGAACTTATCAGTTTGCTATACAATATTCTGATGCTAATGGGTATGGATATTCCTCTTATTATTCTGTAACTAATCCCACTCCTATTGCAGATCCTCAGCTTACCACTCTTAATTTTAATTATCAAGTAGGTAGATCTATTGAACTAACTATATCTAATCTAGATGTAACAGGGCAGTGGCAATATTATAACTTAGCTGTTATAAAAACTATTAATGCAATTACATCTGTAGAATTAGTTGGTACATACTTTATTGATGAAGGCTCAACAGTGTTAACGTACACTGGTCAAAATCAAGAACAAATACGTCTCACTGTATTAGACATCTTTGAAAAATATCCTTACTATGATATTGCTCAAGATCTTACAATGGTTAGAGATGTTCTTGTATGGGACCAACTTACTTCTATAGATAAAGTTAACTATCAAGGGATAGCTAACAACATCACACTTCAGTGGCAATCATATAGAATTCCTAATACAGAAAACTATGCTGATGAATTAAATGCAACCAATCTACGTGGGTATATGAGAGATGAGGTGTATGCCTTTGAAATTGTATTCTTGTTAAAGAATGGAAAACAAACTGATGGATTTCACATTCCTGGAAGATCAGCTAATGCAAATGACTTATACCCTGTTTCTCCCACTAATAATGATTTTATTGGAGAACCAGATCCTAGTACAGGAACTAGTCCTTGGTGGAAAATATACAACAGTGCTACTGTAGAAGGAATTTCTCCAGAATACTCAAACTCTCCTGATTACAAGGGAAACTATCAATATGGTCAATTTGCGTATTGGGAATCTACAGATGTATATCCCTGTAATGAATTAATTTGGGGAAACTTAGCTAACACTCCTATTAGACATCATAAGTTTCCAGATGTCCTTGTTAGTCCTATATACGAGTCTGCTTTATTTACATCTGCAAGTGCTATGGTTGTACAGCAAGATGCTGTTTTACCAATAGGAGTGAAGGTGGATCTTTCACAAATAGCTGCATTAATTGGATTCTCAAATCTTTCTCAAGCTGAAAAAGATAATATTGAAGGATTTAAAATTGTTAGGGGGGATAGGTCTACAAACAAGTCTATTGTTGCTAAAGGTATTTTAAGAAACGTAGGTCTTTATAATAGAGAAGGAACAGAATATTACTATCCTAACTATCCTTATAATGATCTATCTGAAGATCCTTTTTTATTAGCACAAAATAATGCATACACTGCTAACTCTAGAGAAGCAACTACTTCTGTATGTAGAAACTTTACAGTTACAGTTAATACTGTGCCTATAGGAGGAGCTTTTATAGTAGAGTATATTGATTGTTACACAAATACAATTGTAACTAAAGAATCTACTACAGTAGGAGAACAATTAACTTTTTGTTGTTTAGATTTTCCTTCTCCTAGAATTACAAGTGGAACAGGATGTTTTCAAGCTAATACATATAAAAGATATCTTATAACTCCTAATGAAGGAAGTTTTTCTGCAGATTTCTATATTCACTTTCCTACAATAAATGCTACTGGAGCTTGTGGAGATCCTGCACCTTATGCATCTGTATGTGACTTTTGTGTCAACCAAACTATTCCTCAACCTTGTTGTACACAACCTCCTAATAAAACTAGAGTGGGTATGACAGGACCAAGTGTATATAATTCTTTAGTTCCTCCTGAATTTATTGAAGGAGATACTAACTTTACTATTACAGTATTAGAAGAAGTAGGATATGATATTTGTGTACCTAGTAATTTAAAAGGATTTACTACAGATGCTTCTAAATACAGACAGGTATTTAACTCCCCAGAAACTTCTTTTGGTCAACCTTTTTTAGGATCCATTCTTAAGTTAGAGAGTGTAATGTTTGGAGCAGGAAGAGCTCACTTTGTGCAAGTGAAAAAAAATGCTTTATTTAGGATGATATCTAAAGAAGCTCAACAAGATGCTTTAAAGAGTGCTACTAATATTGCTAAGATCACAAGTCCTTTAGATGCTTCTGTATTATTTGCAGCATATCAAGCTTACTTAACCATTTATATTAATGGAATTACTAGACGTAACTATGCTTATTCATTTAATTCTATAGGAAGTTATGATTATGGAGCTGAAATTAATAATGCTGCTACAGATGCTTCTGGAGTGCTGGGTGTCAAACAAAGAGAGCTTGACATTAAACAATATCTTATTCCAGGAGTACAAAGTGTTGGAGATAATAAAAATATTAATAATTGGCAAAGAGAATCTTCTGTATTTTTAAAGACAATAGAAGATAGACCTCCTTTACCTTTTCCAGACAAAACTCCTTCAATAGCTCCTAGTGGAGTATCTAATGTTACAGATAATTCTAGATATATACTTTCTGAAAAAGATTGTAGTAAGCCAGAGGAAATAAGCAAAATTGATGTAGTGTCTTATTATGCTTCTTTAAAGAATCAATTTCCAAATCAATGGGGACAAATCTATTCTTATGAAACAATAGATACAGGATTCCAAAGAGACATCACTCCTATTACATCTCCTGTTTATGGAACTGTATTTGGAGGAGATACATTTATTAATAAGTTTGCATTTAAAACAAAGCTTCCTTTCTTTATAGATAATAGAGTGGGAGCTCCTGATGATTCTGATATATACTATGATGAAATAGGAAATCTGGCTTATCCTAAATACTGGTATTCTGGTAGATCTGTGTTAAGTAATGCTAGTGTAGATGACATAACATTAATAAATTTTATATCTTTTAAGGCCCATAATTTAGATTGTCCTAATTCTCAAACTCCTGAGACTAGTCCAGGAAGAACTTATTATGATGGTAAGATGTATTTGTTTGCTTATGGTATTCCTTATTTCTATTGTGAATCAGGATATAATGTAGACTTACGTCAAGCATTTAATAATAAAGAAGGAGACTTCTGGCCACATGTTAGTACAAATATTCCTGATGATTGGGTTCAAGAGAGTAATGTGTCTATAGCTCAAGATAATACATACTACTACAACACTACTTATTCTAAACAAAATAGAGAAAACTTTTTTAGTCATCTTCCTATTAACTGGACTCCTGAACTTTGTAAAACAGTATTTCCTTTTAGAGCGATATATTCTGAATCTCAAATTACAGATGCAGGTAATGAAGTGAATAACTGGTTAATATACAGAGCAGTTTCTTATTTTGATTTTCCTCAAAACTATGGAGATTTAGTTTCCTTAGATGGTATAGAGAATAAAGCTGTTCTTGCTAGATTTGAAAATAAGAGTTTACTTTATAACACTCTTCTTACTATTGATACAAGTAATCCTAAAGCTGCATATATTGGCAATGATCAATTATTTGCCTCAGCTCCTGCAATAGACTTTGCAGAAACAGATCTTGGATATGTAGGATCTCAAAATAAGATGTTATTAAAGATCCCACAAGGTCAAATAACAATAGATGCTAAGAGAGGACAAGTGTTCTTAATTGCTGGTAATCAAGCTACAGATTTATCTGGATATGGTTCTGGTATGAATAGATGGTTTACAGATCATTTGGCTTTTGAAATATTAAAATACTTCCCAGAAGTGGATACAGATAATCATTTCACTGGTGTAGGATTACATGGTGTATTTGATAGTAAGTATGATAGAATAATTATTACAAAACTGGATTACATTCCAAAGACTAAAGATATTATATATGATAATATAGATCAGAAGTATTATTTAAAAGAAATAATAAATCAAGAAGAAATATTAACTGAAGTGTATCTTACAGATCTTGATTACTTCTGTAATAAATCTTGGTCTATATCTTTTAACTTTAATACAAAGAGTTGGATTTCATTTCATAGTTATTTACCTAATTGGTATATAGGAGAAAGTAATTTCTTCTATTCAGGATTGAATGATTGTTGTGGGTTAATTGATGCAATTGTAGCTGAGATAGGTCCAGAACCTACAACTACAACAACAACAACAAGGATTATTGATTGTGTTTTAGAAGGGAATGCTAGAGTGTATGACTGTGCTTTAGAAGGAAATGCGTTAGAAATAACCACTACTACTACTACCACTACTGCTACACCAACCACCACAACAACTACATCTTCAAGTAGTTCTACAACAACTACAACATCTTCAAGTAGTTCTACTACGACCACAACTACAACAGCAGAACCAACAACCACTACAACCACGACCACTGCAGAACCAACCACAACAACAACCACTACAACAGCTGAGCCTACAACTACTACAACCACCACTACACTAATTAGTGGATGTATAGGTTATGATTTATTTGCAGCAGAGAGTTCTTCAATAGAATGGTTTAATTGTGAAAATACCTATTCTACAATTACATTTACAGGAACTTTCAGTATATGTACAGATGGAAGTGGGTTTACAACAACTATAGGATCAGTTGAAATAATTTCAGAATATCCTTGTGGAGAAGTGACAACAACTACCTCAAGCAGTAGTACAAGTACATCTACAAGTACTACAACATCCAGTACTAGTAGCACAACTACTACTACTACTACTCTAGAGCCTACGACTACAACTACAACTACCACTGCAGAACCTACTACGACTACGACTACAACTACAACTGAGCCTACAACTACAACAACAACTACTACAGTAGCTATTGATTGTGGTTTAGAAGGAGATGCGTTGTTGATAACTACTACAACTACTACAACTACAGAAGCCCCTACTGTTTATACTTATAACGTGCGACTAGATGAAACATCATTATCAAATGTATGTTTTCAACCATTTACAACAGTATATTCATTAAGCCCTGAGTTTACAGAAGGTATAACTTTATATTTTGATTTAGGATTAACAAGTGTTGTATCAGGTTATATATATGTAGACTTTATTGGTACAGGAATAGTGTATAATTTAAATATAGGAACAGGAGTAGTTGGGTCAAATACTGGCCTTGATTGTGGAACTTAATTTATAACAGATGGCAAAGACTATATATATAAAATTAAAAAGCAGTTCAATAGGAGCTGGACCATTTGTAATATCAAATGGTGTGGATACTATATATGATGCTTCTGTATCTAGAAATGAATTGATTGCTGGTAAAGCTTATTTAGTAGAGGACTCTGTTGAAATTATTGTTATAGAGTCTATAGGGAAATGTAAAACTAAACGTAACTTTAGTATTGGCACCACTTATCCTAGTGAGATTGCTAGTACAAAATATGTTCCTACTAGAAATGCATGTGTATGGAGACATCTAAGAAATCTTAGTATATACAATACTTTCTATGGCAATACAGAACCTTATATTATAGAGTATCCTTTTGCTTATCAATACTATGATGAAATCTTGCAGAATGTAAAAGACTACACTAGAGTGTATAAATATATTTCTGATACAGATTTTGTTGCAGATGAGTGTGATAAGATAGAAATAGATAATGCATGGTTCAATAAAGCTGTGGTATACAATGGGCAACAGAGTTCTGGAATACTAGAACTTGTGCCTAAGCCTATTAATAACTTAAGTGGATACTTACAATACCCTAAGTATAATACAGAAAGTAAAACTATCACCTACACTAAGAGTGATAACTTCTATCAGTACAATACATTCTGGTCTTTAGTAAAAGATAAAGCATCTCCATTGTTTGTCAGAACTTGTGAATCTCTTTCTATAGATAAGGTGGTGAATCAGGCTAATATGGATTATGGAACTAGAACATTTAGAAAAGAAACTTTTAGAGCTAAAGATTTAAAAATAAGACATATATTAGACAACAATTCAGAGATACATTTAGTTAGTCAATTCCTTGTAGCACCTTCTCAAATTTCTTATAAGTAATGCCAGAAACTAAAAAAACAACTTCAGTAAAGCCAAAGCAAGTTGCTGCAGTAAAAAAGAAATCTGTAAAATCTTCTACTCCTGCAAAAGAATCTAAGTGGAGTACAAAACTTATTAGACAGGGATTGGTGCCCACTCTTTCTAATTATTTTTTTGGACCTGCTGGAGCAATAGTAAGTGGGTTAACTCCTTTTAATGCTAGACAAGCAATGGCAGCTTTTATGACAGGAGATTCTAATTTTTCTTTAAAAGATGCACCTGAAGGAGTTCAACGTGCACTATATGAATCTATAGCTAAGGCTAATAGTAATAATAAAGAAAAAACTAAAGGAGAATTTAGAGGTACTCAATATAAAGATTATAGTCCAGAAATGGAAGATGTTCTTCAAAACTTAAAAGGCAGTATGCCTTCAGTTTTAAAAGGATCTTTACTTAGTGATGACTTTAATGCTGCTACTACTTTTGGTAGAGTATCTTATAAAGATAATCCTGAAACAAATAGTTATGACGTTTATGATAACTATGATTTTACTACTACTAATGATGTAAGTTCTCCTTATGCAAGGATTAGGAATATGGTAGGAGATTTAGCTAAAGGTACTCCTCTCGATCCTACTAATAAAGGTAAAAGTAATTACATTGGTAGTTTTAAAAAAGAAGATTGGGATAAAAAATCTAAGGGTCTTTTAGATGTTCCTTTTTCTAAAATTCAAAAAACATCATCAAGTGGTTCTAAAAAAGTTGTAAATAAAAAACAAGATGGTGGATGGTTAAATAAGTTTCAAAATGGTGGAGAAGAAGAAAAAACTTATGGTACTTACAACTTACCAGAAGTGGTGGTTACGCCAGAGCCAGAAGAAAAAGGATTTTGGAAACAATCTATAAGATCTTATTTAGATGAAAACAAAGATGCTGGGTTTTTAGGGGCATTAGGGTCTGTAGTAACTTATCCTTTAGGACTCCCTCAACAAGCCATGATGTATGGTCTTACTGGTAAAGTACAAAAACCATCAGAATCATTAGGTATTAATAATCGTTTAGGAGCATTAGCAACTGATATTATTGCAGATCCTACTAATTTATTAGGAGTGGGAATAGCTGATGATGCATTAAAATTAAGTAGTAAAGCTGGTAAATTTTTTACAGAAGAAACAGCATTAAAAAATGCATATAAGATAAATCCATTTGCATTTAAACCTAACTCTGAATCTGCTTATAGAATGATTGGTGGAAAAGAAGGATATTTAGATGCTATAAATTCTGGAGAAATTAGGGCAATGGAAAATGGAGTTTATGGAGATGCTCATTTTAATATGGGGTTACCATTAAATCCAAATAGATTAAGTTCAGAAGAATTACTAAAAGCAGGAAGTCCTGGAGGATATAAAGGTCCTTATATGGTGGAAAGAAGATGGGCAGATAATGCATGGAATAAACACACAATGACAGATGCTTTTAAAAATTCTCCTGAAATACAAGAAGAATTAATAAAATTAGGAAAAGATAAAGATGTATGGGGAAAGTATGGTAATTTAGAAACTAATGACAATGCTGTTAGATTATATAAAGAAGATTGGTTACAAGGATATAAAGAAATTCCTAAAAAAGAAGATGGTGGATGGTTAAGTAAGTTTGATGTTCCTGAAGCACAGAATGGTATAGAAGGAACTATGGGGGGACTCACAGACCAAGGGTTTAATTATAATGGTGCATGGGGAGGACCATCTATGGCAATGGGAGGAAGTCTTCCTGGTTCTGTAGGATTTTCATATGCACGTACACAAGGGTCTGCTCCTGCTAATGGTAAATATACTAAGAAGACAAAAGCTTCTGCACAAAATGGAGAAGAGATGAAATTCTATCAAGAAGGACTAGATTGGAAACCAAAGAGTATTAGTAGAGATGGTTCTTCTTTACCACAAGCACAAGGAGGAACATCTTTAACACAAGAAGAACAACAAATTATACAAGATAGAAAAAACAGAATTAAGGCTAGTATAGCTGCAAGAGAAAAAGGCAGTTATACTAAAGATAATTGGAGGCAACAATTAGCAGATGAATCTCAAGCTATAGGAGATAAGTTTAGAATATTTCCAGATGATCCAAATAGTATTATTGATGAATATTTTAATCCTGGAGTTACAATTGGAAGTATGGCTTCTGAGTTAGGTTCTGCTCCATTAAGAGCACAACAAGAAGAGTCATATTTACCATATGCTATGGGTGTAGGTGCTCCATTATTAACAGGAGCATTAGAAGGATTAGGTGTAAAAAGTAACAAAGAGTTTGCTAAGAATATTATTAATCCTTTTAATTTTCCTGGACAGGAATACGTTAAGAATCTTTTAGGAAAAACTGCAAATAAAATTTCAAAGTCTGCTGGTAACTTTGCACAAGATTTTAGTAAAGGATATAGAGCAGTACCTACTAAAGAAGATGGTGGAATCATTGAAGATGATAGAGGACAATGGGAATACCCAGGAGAAATAACTAAGATCAACTCTAACCAAATTACAATGCAAGGAGTTCCCTATCCTGTGATGGGTATATCTGATACAGGAGACACGCAAATGATGCAGCCTGGTCAAGACTATACTTACGAAGGAGAGTCTGTTACAGAGTATCCTATGATGAAATATGGAGGGAATACCTCCTCTACTATTACTTGTCCTAATTGTGGATGGAGTTGGAAAAAGAGTGAGGCAGGAAATGATCCTTATGTTTGTCATAAGTGTGGTATGAACAATGCTTCTAAACTTCAAAATAATAAAAAAGAAAATGGTGGTTGGTTATCCAAATACAATTAAAATATTATGAAAGATCAAATATTAAAACTAGCAGGTGTAAAATCTGAAGCAGCATTTTACAAAAAGTTTCCAAGTGAAGCAGCATTTATGAAAGTGCATGGTAAAGCTTTTAAGAAAGCTGCCATGGGTGCTTCTATGGTTAAGAAACAACTTACACAACTGACTGATTTCAGTAATCCTCCTAAAGCACAGTTAGGAATAAACACTGCTCCTCTTCCAGGGGCTGCATCCACTGCTGCAGCCACTCCTAAGAAAATAAAAGATCCATATCTTCAAGCAGGTATGGATGTTGTAGAAGGAGTTTCTATGATTAAAGGACAGAATGATGCAGTAAAAGAAGCTAAACAAAATTCTTTATTAACAGGGGTACAAGCTCAAGCTGTTGCTAGTAAACCTAGAGATGTTACAAAAAATTATTACGCTAGACCTGAGGATACTATTATTCAACCAGAACAATTATTCCCTTCTTATGGAGCAGGAACTAATATTCTTTCTGCACAAGATGGAGCAATGGTAGGGGGTAATCCAGGAGAGATACAAAATACTTATGATCCTAATACTATCTATACAGATCTTGGATATGAACCTTTAAATGATAGCAATAAGCTTAAGGCTTTTTATTCAGGAGGTAAACTTACTAGAGCTCAAAATGGATTATCATCTTCATTAAATGATGGGGGGTTTGGAGATTTTATGTCAGATCAAGGAGGAAGTGAAGCTATGGGAAACCTTAGTAATATGCTTATTAATAAAGGCAGAGGACCTAGTGCTGGTTCTAAAATTGGTGGAGGAGTGGGTCAAGCTGCAGGAACATTCTTTGGAGGACCTGTAGGTGGAGCAATTGGAAAATTTGCAGGACAAGCATTAGGAGGATTTTTAGATAAGAGTGGTAAGAATATAGAGAGGTATGATGATACTTCTAATACTAATATTACAGGAATGATGGGAAGTTATGTTCCACAACAGTTTGGTAATGTTATGGAAAATGGTGGATGGGTAAGTAATGATTGGCAGCCACAAACTATTACTAAGTTTGGAGAGTATAATGTAAAAGATTTATTAAAACCCCCTCATGATGCAGACATGCTAAGAGCAGGAGGGCACTTAAAATCTTATACACCTCCTAACGAAAGAGCTATGCAAACTTATGCTATGGGTGGAGAACTTCAAGTACATAGAGGAGAAGCAGAACCTATCTCTAGTAATCCTTATTTACCTGATGGGGGAGAAACTGTAATGTTTAGAGGTCCTTCTCATGAGAATGGTGGTATGCCTATATCTTATGGACAAAGTCCTGTAGAAGTAGAAGGGGGAGAACCTGCTGTTAAATTAAGAGATGGTGGAGGAGAAGACAATCTTGTTGTATTTGGTAACCTTAAAATAGATAAACAAAGTGCAGAGATGTTAGGAAATCCTAAGTTAAAAAATCAGAAGTTTAAAAACTATGTAAATGATTTATCTAAAATAGAATCTAAACAAAATAAAATTATTGATAAGTCTACAGAAGAATTAGAGCTTCTCACTCCTAATGATTCTTTTGATAAATTAAAACTATCTGCTTTAAAAGCAAATTTAATGGGAGGTAATTTAAAGCTTAAAGATATTGCTGGAAAGAAACAAAATGCTGCTGCCTTACAAAGTGCTATTAATGATACAGCAGAAGAATATGGTGTAGTAGCTGATGATCTTGCTACAGGCAAAGTGAAGGTAGATAAAGAATCAAGAAAAGCTAGATGGGGAGACGCTATTTCTAAAGCAGAAGCAGGAAAAATTATTCCTAAGTTTAAAACTGAAGAAGAAGCAAAAGCAGCTGGATATACAAAAACTACTGAAGGTAAATGGATTAAGAAATCAAAGGCTACTGCAAATACTGAATCTGAAAAGAAAACTGCAGAAGCAATGGTGGAAGCTCCTAAAGGCCAAAAAAGAAGTACTTCAGGTCTTTATGGTAAAGTTAGTCCAGAACAATTTGATAAAGTTAAAAAAGAAAACACTTGGTTTGATTGGACTGGATTTGATCCTAACAATCCTTCAGATGTATATCACTACCAAAAAGCTTTTAATGAAAAAGCTAAAGAAGTGGGATCCACTGCTAAGATATCTCCAGATAGTAAATTTGGAGAACAAACTGCTAGTGCTAGATTAAATACAGCTAAAGATGTAGCTCTAGGAAAAGGAGCAGAACAATTTGCAGAGGTTGAAGATGCAGAAGCAGAAGCAGAAACTCCAGAGAAATTTAATTGGATGAATTTAGTAAATCAAGCTATTCCATATTTTAGGCCTTCTGATGCTGAAAAATTAGATCCTAGACAATTAACAGGAGAGATGTATGCTTTATCTCAGAATCAATTAGAGCCTGTACAAGCACAAACATATCAACCTCAGTTACAAACTCCATATGATATATCATATCAAGATCAGTTAAATGAAATTACTGCTCAAACTAGACAAGCTGAAAGACTTGCTATTAATAACCCTTCAGCACTAGCAGCTATTAATGCTCAGGCTAATATGGCTAAGAGTCAAGTGCTAGGAGAACAGATGAGAACTAATCAAGCTTTAAAGGCTCAGATATATGGTTCTAACATAAACACATTGAATCAAGCTCAGTTACAGAATCTACAAACTTATGATACTCAACAACAAAGACAAGAAGCAGCTAAGAGTGCTACAAAGGCAACAACACAAGCAGCTTTAAGTTCTATAGCTTCTAAGTATGCTCAAAACAAACTAGAGAATAAACAACTAGGAGTTATGGAGAATCTTTATAACTATAGATACGATAAGAGTGGTAGAGCTATTAACATGAATCCTCTTGCTCAGTTTGATACAGAGTATACAGGCAACTCTTCTTCACAATCAGCTCCTCCTGCAGGATATGAGTATGAAACTACTTTAAAGAAAAAGAAAGCTGCTACAACTAAAGAGTCTAGAAATGGATCTATAGTTAGATCAATAAAAAATTTATAATTAATTCAATTATAGCAATTTACTTAAAATGGTTATTATGTTTGGAACATATAATACTTTAAGTTAAATTTGCTTATCCCTACAACTATGGCATCATATACAGATCAAATTCCTCAGTTTAATCCATACATCCAGCAATTACCTGTAGAGGCAATGGCTCAGGTGGGCATGGAGAAACAAAGACGTTATGACGAGGGTATACAAAAAATTCAACACAGTATTGATAATATTGCTGGATTAGAAGTATATAAAGATTCAGATAAAAAATATCTACAGTCTAAGCTTAATGACTTAGGGTCTAATTTAAAAACTGTAGCTGCAGGAGATTTCTCTAATTATCAATTAGTTAACTCTGTAGGAGGTATGGCTAAACAAATTGGTAAAGATAAGAATGTTCAAAATGCTGTAAGCTCCACTGCTAATATTAAAAAACAGCAAGTGGCTATGGAAGAGGCTAAAGAAAAAGGAGTGTTAACTCCTGAAAATCTTTACAGATACCAAAAAAGTTTAAACTCTTATGTAGAATCTGAAAAACCAGGAGAACTTTTTACTTCTCAATACACTCCATATTTTGATGTATTTAAACATGTTAAAGAAACTTTTGATGCTGTAAAACCTGATGGTATGACATTTGACCAAGTGTATATTACTGGTCCAGATGGTAAATGGAAATTAGATGCTAAAGGTAATCCAATATATTCTCCTGTAATGATTCGTAAGGAAGAAGAAGGAATTTTTCCTGAAAAAGTTAAGGCAGCTTTAGATCAAGCTTTTGCTGATCCAAGAGTGAATCAACAATTACAAATTGGAGGAGAGTATGCTTATAGATCTGTAGACTCTAAAGGTTTGATTGAAAAGTTAAAGTTTCAATCAGATGAAAGTCTTACTGGATATAATGATAGGTTAGCAGAACTTCAACTTGATAAATCTTTAGGTAAAGATGTTGATAAAGACATTGACAATATTCAAAAATTAATTAGCCAAACTGAAAACAACTTTGCTGATTATGCAGAGATGGCTGAGAACAATCCAGAGGTTTTAAAAGGATTGTTATATCAAAGTAGTGTAAAAGATAGATACTCTGTAATGTTTTCTCAGAGAAAGAGTAAAACTACCACTATGGATAATCCTGGTTGGAGAGCTAACTTTGATATGCTGAAAGAAGCTAATGCTGCAAGTCAATTTGCACAGCGTTTGTCTTTTGATAAACAAAAACATTATGATGATTTAGTATATAAACAACTTGAGTACGAACAAAAAGAAAAACTTGGCTCTGCTAAAAAAGGAGCCAAAGGAGAAGACCTAGCCCCTGGTATGGGTATGACTGGTATGTTTGAACAAGCTGATCAACCTGCAGATATTGATATGATAAAAATGGCAGATCAAAAATATGATGCAGCTGCTAATGATTTTATTAATAATGCAGATATGTTTATTTGGGATACAATGTTATCTAAAACTGGAAATAACAAACAAAGATATCAGAAGTTAATTGATTCTGGTAATACTCCTCAACAAGCAGTAAAGGTTTTGTTGGATAACACTGCCAGACAAAATAAAGAAAGCCCTGAAGAGTTAAGAACTAGATGGGGAAAAATTGCTGATGTAAAAATTAACAAAATGATGGCTTCTCCTAATAAAGTCAATAATGAGTTAAAAGATAATTATCGTATTTATAAAAACAGTGAGAAGACTTGGAAAAATGAATTAGCACTTAAACAATCTGTAGATAAACAAACAGAAGATAAACTTGGAAGTTCAGTCTTTAGAGAATTAGCTACTGCTGACATTAAACCACAAAAGATTAAGTTAGGAGAAAGGGAATATGATCTTTCTAAATCTGATATATATGATCTTGGTATTTATCTAAAGGGACATGAAAATTCCTTTAGTACATTAGGATTAGTAACTGACAAAGGTGTTAGAAATGCTGGACGTGCTGCTGCAAAAAGATTAGAACAAAAAGGGTATGGAGATTTGTTAGAGGCAGCAATAACAGGTCCAGGAGTTAAAACCTCAGGATTTATTACTCAAGCAATGAGAGGTGCCCCAGGATTTGCAATTCCTTTTGTGGGAGGACTTACTAGTGCTGCTTCTTACTTGGGAAAAAAAACAGGACAAATGTATAGTGGACCAGGAGCAGAAAGTGTAGATTGGTCTCAAGTTAAAAAAGTTTTCAATATTGTTGATAAAGAAGAATATAGTAAAGGAATAAAAGATAGAGCAGATATTATTAAAAGAACTTATGGTATTCAACCTAATTTAAAGGCAGGGGTATTAACAGGAGATACAGAAACAGATAAAGCTACTGTATTTAATTTAAAGAGATTAGGAGGGGCCTACACTACTGGACAAGCTCAAAACTTATCAAGTGACTTTGATGAATTTATGAATACTATATCTGGGGATAAAGCTGTTAAAATAGAGGATTTAAATTTAGAAGCTCAGGTTGTAATGGATGCAAATAATAATCCACAAGTAGAAATGGTTGCTTATGATGGTACTGGTGCAAGAAAAGCTGGTATGACCATTAGTCCTGATGAAGCTTTAAATAACTTTAATATAGATGTTAATAGGTTATATGAACCTAAAGAAGTTTCTACAATAAGAAATATATTAAACACAACTGGTAAACAAACTACTAGAGCAGATGTTAGTGATAGACAAACATATATAAATGGAGATTCTTATTTTGAAAAAAATGATTTTCCAAAGATGATTAATTCTCCTTATGATATAAAAGCAAATATTAGAGAATCTAATAATTTATTTTATGGTTATATTTATGTATCAGATCCTAATGATCCTAGCAGATCAAAAGTTGTAAATACTCAAGGAGCATCCAGTCTTACTGAGCTCTATACTAATATGAAAAACTTTACACCTGCTTGGGCTCAAGCAGCTTTAATCTCAAGATAATGCCAGAAGATAAAATAGTAAATTTAGGGGGTTCAATAGAGAATTTTCCAAGAACACCAATTGTTCCTAATATTCCTTCCCCTACTCCAGGAGGTCAACCTGGTGCCACTAAATCTTTTGATGATTTGTGGAATGAAGGAATGTCTACATCTAAATTTGCAGGAAAAGAAAATATTCCTTTATCATCTTTTTACACAGGGAGTAGATTTCCTGAATCTAGACCAGGAACAGATCCTGAGGAGATGGCTGCTAGACAGCAAGATTGGACTGATAAGTGGGGTAATTCTTTAGCTAAGTTTGCAGGCACTACTGCTACTACATTTGTTTCTGGCACAGCTGGATTATTATGGGGAATAGGAGCTGCAGCTACTAACTGGAACTTTTCTTCTTTGATAAAGAATGATGTTACAGAAGCTATGGATAATACCATGAAAGATCTTGAGGATTATGCACCTAACTATTATACTCAAAATGAAAGAGATGCAGATTGGTTATCAAGTGATAATGTACTTACAGCAAATTTTTGGGGTGATAAGGTATTTAAAAATTTAGGATATAGTCTTGGTTCTATGGGAGGAGGTCTTGCTTGGTCTAAACTTTTTAAAGCAATTGGACTAATTAACTCTTTAGTAAAAACAGGTAAGGGATTAGAAACTGCTACTGCAGTAGAAGCAGCAATGACTAATGTACCTAAGGTACAAAAATATGCTGCATTTGAAAATACAATTAATTCTTTAAGCCAGAAATATATTAAAAATCCTTTAGGATCTGTGTTATCAGATTCTGATAGAATACTTACATCTACTATGGGTACATTTGGGGAAGCTTCTATGGAAGGTCTTCAGAATATGAATTCTTTTAGAGAAAAAGCTATTCAAGAATATAGAAGTAAATATGGAGTGGATCCTTCTGGATCAGACTTAGAGGAAATAGATTCTTACTCTCAAAAAATAGGTAACTATACTTGGGGTATGAACACTCTATTGTTATCAGCAACTAACTATATTCAATTACCTAAGATTCTTAATTCTTCTAGAAAAGCAGAAAGATCAGCAATTAATAGTATTGGTCAAGGAGAAGTTGGACAGAACTTTTCAAAAATGGTTTACCCTAGTAAGAGTCTAGAAATATATGGTAAAGCAAAAGGTGTTGGTAGATTTTTATTTTCAGGAACTGAAGCATTTGAAGAAGGATCTCAGTTTGCTATTCAAGTTGGTACAGATGATTATTTTAGTAGAGCTTATACTAATAAAAAAGATTTAAAGTCTTTTCTTTCTACAATGAATGGTGTTATGAATAACATTGTTAAGGAGGGAGTTGATGAAACTTTAGGAAGCAAAGAAGGACTAGAAAGTATTCTTATTGGAGGATTATCTGGGGCTATGCAACAAGCTAGAGGAGAATATAAAGAAGGAGGATTGTTTGGTGAAACAGGATACAGAGGTAAAAATACTGATGTAGCTTTAGAAGCAGTTAATAAAACTAATATTAACCAAGTGCTAACAGACCAAGCTAAGTTTATGGCAATTGGTTTGGGCTCTCAAAAACTTAGGCAAAAGGCTATCTTAAATAATGATAAGCTTAATGAAAAAGATTATGAATCAGATTTTACTTTATCATATATTATGCCAAGAGCAAAGTATGGTAAAGCAGATTCTATATATACAGAATTATCTTATTACGAAAGTCAAGCTTTAAAAGAGGGAGGATTTGAAGAACTACAGACTAAAGGTATAGCTAATCAAGCAGAAACTAAAGAACAATTTCTTGCAAGAATACAGTCTATAAAAAGTACAACAAAGAGTATAGATAATTTATATTCTACTATTAAAGATAAATACTTAGGAGAAACTACTGAGGATGGTAAACAAAAATATTCTAATCAGAATATTGATAGTTTAGTATATGCTGCAGCTAAGATTAATAGTTATGATATAAGAATACCTCAAATAAATAGTGCATTAAGTATGGCAGGTATATCTACCTCAGATGTACTAGAAGGAATTATTACAGAGTCTAAACCAAACAAAGAAGCTACAGAAGCTGCAATTGCTCAAATCAATGCAATGGATGTAGTAAATGATACTAAGACAGATTTAAAAAGAGATTTGTCAGATATTATTGAATTATCTATACGTAGAAAACAATTTATTAAAGACTACAATAGAATTTCAAATGAACCTGGCAAAGATAAAACCTTAGAAGATTTTGATCTTTATACAGAAGATGAAATGTTTGCAGAGGTGGAGCAAGAAATTGTTCCTGAGGGAAAGGTGAGAAAAAAAATAGTAAAAAAAGAATTAGAAGTAGGTAAAGAATATTCTTTAAGAGAACCTTTTATTAGAGCAGGGAATCAATTACAATTAGGACCTAAAATTGGTATTGTTTCTAAAGTGTTAGGAGGAGAGTTTGAAGTGGTACTTCCTAATGGACAAACTACTTTTTTAACTCCTGATGAATTTAAACAATTTAATATTTCAGATACTCCAAATGATTCAGAAGCACTATCAGCTTCTATAGATAAAGCTATAGATAGTGTTTTAAGTAGTAAGAAATATGAAAGCATAGAAAAACCTGAGTTTATAAATAGAGAAGATAAATTAGACTTTGTTAATTCTTTGGATAACACAGAACTTATTAATGATATTGAAAACTTGTTTAATAAAAACTATTCTGAGATACTTGAGCTAGATAAAAAAAGACAAGAAGAAGAAGAGTTTTTAAATGAAGATGAAATTATAGATGAGGTTATAGATGATTTAGATAATAGTCAACCAACACTAGAGGTGGAGGATGCTGTATATGAATATCAATTTAGAAAAGAAATTTTTATAATCCCCTCTGCTACCACTGCTTCTTCAGGTAAACCTCATCATGTGAGAGCTAATGCTTTTGGTACAAGATTAGATAAACTTCCTAATAGGAATAACATTAGAGGTGTTTATGTTACTCAAGCCAATGAAATAGCTTTAGGATTAAAAGGTCTTACTAAACATCTTGTAAAAGAAACTAATGCTAATTCAGAAACAGTCATTGCTCTTGTAATGATTGAAGTAGATCCTAAAACAGGTAAAAGATTTTTTGTTGATGAGTTTGGTAAAAGAATTTCAAAGCCTACAGTTGATAATACCATATACCAAGTATATCCTTTAGAAGATTTAAGTTGGGATAGTAAATGGAGTAAAGAAGGAAAGCGTGAGAGTATGTTTAGAGTGGGTACTCCTAAAGAGCATGAGACAGCTGTAAAAGCTCAATATGCAAAATGGAGAGAAAACACTTTAAAGAAGGCACCTACAGAACCTGTTGAAATTGAAGCTTCTTTTGGATTTCCTGAATATGTTCAAACAGAATTGGATGAAGAAGGAAATTCTATGGATGATTTTTCTGCAAGAGTTTCTGTAATAGATTCTGGATTAATTACTGATGCTGCATTAGCTAACAGTCCTGTCATCTTTATTCCAACTGTAGAAGAATCTATATCTAAAGGATCTACAACTTATACTAATGTACAAGGTATTCCTTTTTTATCTCTTAGGGATGCTTATGTGCCTTTATCAAATAGAATACTCACTACTAGCGAAGTGAAGGCAGTATTTGATACTATAATGGCTATTGCTAATAATTTTCAAAAAAGTAGATTAGCTGAGGGTAAAGAGAAAGTAGAGCTAAAAGCTAAAAGAAAAGAATTAACAGACTGGTTAAAAACTATTGTTTATTGGGGAACCCCAGAAACTTCTAAGGGAGTTGCTAAGGATGCCTCTACTAATAGTATATGGTTTGAAAAAATAGATAATGATTTAGTTTTATTTGTTTCTAATAATGAAGATAAATTTTCTTTATCTCCAATTTCTTTAGCACAGAATGAGTCTAACATAAAAGAATTGTTATCTGGTATGTATAATAATGTTAATGCCACTAGAGTTAAAGGGGGTAATAGCATTGCATGGGATGCTCCATATACTGAGATAACTTCTATAACTCCTGAAGGAGACACTACAACTAAGCAGTGGAAAAACTATCAAACATATTTACTTTCAGGCACAGGAAGAACTGCAGAGAGTCTTCCTCTTGCTACAAATATTAGACCTCTTACTACATCAGAAGATGTAAACAGAGAGGGTGTGTATTTTATTGTTCCACAACTTCAAGGACTGTATGATCTTCCAGAGATTGCAGTAGTGGAGAAAGAAGAAGAAGTACCAGGTGCTATTGCAAAGACCATCACTCCAGGTAAGCCTACTCCAGCTGCTACAACAGAAAAGAAAGAAACTCCTCCACCCACTGCAAAATGGTTTGATCTTAGAAAGGGAGTTGTAAACACTTTAATAACTAATGATGGTACAATTAGATTTGAAGCTGAAGAAGATAAAGTTATTAATGCTAAGCCAGGGCAAGAGCTTGATGCTATTAAAATAAACTTTGATGAGCCTGATACTAAAAAATATTTTTTGGCCTATGTAGCAGCCTTGGAACGTGTAATGGGTCCACAAGGTATGAGCCTAAAAGATATTTCAAATGAAGCTAAAATGGAGCTTAAAAATATAGTATATGATACTATAATAAATCCTCCAGCTTCTGTTATTACACCTGCAGCTCCAGCTGCTGCAACTAAAGGACCTATAAAATCTAATACTAGAAGAGCAGCCACTCGTCTTAAGATACAAAGAGATATTGCTAATACTAAGTTTGAAGACTGGGGAGAAGTTGAATCTTTTATAAAAGCTAACTATCCTAACATACCTGTATACAGAGTTAAAAACATGATTAGAGCTACCAATGGTAGAGAAGCATGGGGTATGTATCAGGATGGAGCTATCTATGTAACTGAGAATGCAGAAGTGGGTACAGCTTATCATGAGGTTTTCCATGCTATATGGAGAATGTCTACTTCTCCTATTGAACGTAAAGATATTGCAAAAGAATTTAGAAGTAGAGAAGGACAGTTTTTTGATAGAGACAGTACTACATACATAGAGTATTCAAAAGCTACAGATGAGCAATTAGAAGAAGCCTTAGCTGAAGAATTTAGAGACTATGTTCAGAATAAAAAAGCACCTGTTAAGCCTAAAGATGGTAGAAACTTTATACAAAAAGCTTTTTATGATTTGTTAAATCTTATTAAAACATTCTTTGCAGGCAAAAAAGCTAAGCTTAATGCTGAAGAATTATTTAATAGAATAGGAAATGGTTATTATAAAACATATAACCAAGATAAGTATGCACTATCTTTTGCTAAAAAAGGAATTATAAATATTGAAGATGCATATGCTACAGATGAAGCTGCTTTTTTATTAAAAAATTTATCAGGAGAAAATGTAAATGATATAATTCAAGAGATGAATTATAGAACCATTGGTAGATTAGTGTCAGACGATAAAAGTTTATTTACTGTAAATGCTCCTCTTAATAGAGCTGAGTTATATACATCACTTAAAGAGGATGTATTACAAAACGTAGATAATTTAATAGAGGCTGCAGAAGAACTTTACAATGAAGAAGGAATATCTGAGAATGAACAATTATCACTAGAAGCTGAATTAGAAAAATATATTACTTTAAAAGAAAACATTGTTGGGGAATGGGATAATATAATTAAGATTCATGAAGATAGTTTAAGAAGCTATTCTATTGAATTTGATGAGAATGATAATACCATTTTAAATAGTGATGAAAGAACTAGAGAAAGTGGATGGGCTGAGGCTAATAAAATTGATTCCTTTAGGAAAGCATCTACAGCTATTAAATTAGTTCTTAGTACAATTCCTTATACAGAAACATTAGAAGATGGTTTAGTTGTAACTAAAGAATCTAGTGTTGGTGGAGCTATACTAATGCCAACCTCTCAAGTGTATATGGCTGTCATGAATAATGTACATGATAATCTTACAGTAGAGGAGATGATGGAAAATCTTCGTAAGATGGCTTTAAAAGATTCTGACTATGCTTCTTTATATACAAGACTTACTAAAAATAAAAATATTTCTGTACCAGCATCTTTGGTTAATAATTTAGGGAATAGATATAACGCTCAACTATTAACATCTTTTTGGTCTACATTTAAGAAACAAAATCCAGATGTTCAAACTGTGTTTGTTTTAGAAAATGGTAATATTGTTGTAGGGGATTCTAATTTTACTACAGCTGCTAGACAGCTTAGAGAAAAGTTTAGAAACAGTATTATAAAAACAATGAAAGATCCTAAGAATAAGTTCTTTTATTATAACATTGCTAAAAAAGCATACTTTGGTAGAAAAGGAAGTGCAAGTTCTACAAAAGCTGATACTAGCAGTAGGATTGCTTTTCTTAAGGATTTAGGTATTGATTTTAAAAGAGCTGATATTGTAAAACTTAGTGGCAATGATCCACAAGTTTTTGCCACAGCAGTTGATGCAATAAAGAAAGATATAAATGAAGCAAAGGCTGTAGCTACAAGTGGATTTAAAATGTTAGATATTTCTGGAAGATTATTAGAGCTAGGAATAATTAAAGCTAAGATTGAAAATCCTGAGTTTAGCAGTACCTACTTTAATGTTAATGGCGAACGTACTCAAACATTTATTGGTACTAATGCTCTTAGTGATCTTTATGATTTCTTAACTAAGTTGGATGCATTTACTCCTGAAAACTTAGCAAACACTCCCTATGAATATCTTCTTACAGATAAGTTTGCTAAAGAGTCAACTATTCTAAATAGAATGTTTGATATGGAAAGCCCTGAGAAGCGTAAGAGAGATGTTTCCAATGTTGAGGGACTAATGAAGCCTGCATATGCTGATGGCATTGTGGACTCTCAAAATGGTACTAAGAAGCAATCTTCAAAACTACAGATTAGAGATAGAATTATTCAAGAGTTAAATTTAAACCTTGCAGGGTATTACATGAACTTAGTTCCTGGAAGTGCTTCCCTTGAATGGATGGTTAAGATGGATAACCCAATAACTGCTCAAAATATTTCTAATAACTTTGATGCTATACACAAAATATTTAAAGGATATTTTATGTCTGAGATGGCAGTGTCTAGAGAAAAAGATAGATCTATTGTAGCTATTGGAGATAGAAAGAAAACTGATCTTAGATTTCTTAAACCTATATTAGGTAAAAATTTACATGATAGATTAGTTAGTGAAAAAGGAAAAATTGAAGTTATTTATGATACCAATGAAGAGGAAATCAATAATGCTATAACTGCCTATATAGAAAAAGACACACAATCTTTTAGAAAAAACTTAGCACTATATGATATTATAACTCCTTCTAAAACTTCTAGAGGAAATATAGTTCCAGATCTTTATGATTTTAATTCTATAAGTTTATTTGATAATACTAGATTAACAGATGCACAGCTAAATCTACAGCTAACAGCTTTAAATGCTAGTTTTATGATTAACAATATAGAACTTCATAAACTTATATATTCAGATCCTTACCAATACAAGGATGAGCTTAAGCGTACAAAGTTATTTAACTCAAGTAGTCAGCCTCTTGTATCTTCACCAGAAATGAACACCTTATTTAATAAAGTGTGGAATAATGATTATAATTGGGGAGACTTAGGGTATACAGATTTTATGTTTCCATACTTTAGAACAGTTACCTTAGATGATGTAGTTTCTGCCAGTGATATGAAAAACTATGTAAATGGTTGGAAAGAAACTGATGGTGGAGGAATAATAACAATGAAAGCTAATCGTAACTTTAGAATACGAGCAGGGAATTGGATTAGTGACAAAGAAGAATTACAATATGAATATGAAGTTAATTTTGAAAAGCTTGTAAAATCTGGAGCAAGTGTAAATAGAATTAATGAGTTTATGTTACAAAACCCTAAAGTTAAAAGTGCATTCACTCCTATTAAACCTAAAGCAATTGGTGGTAAACTAAATGATAAGAAATATAAAGATATAGTTGCAGATAAATTTGCACTTTACCCACTTTCTTATTCAGTGTTGTATGAATTAGCTCCTAAGAATAAAGATGGTTCTGTAATAGAAACTAATGCTATGAAGCATTATGATAAGATGCAGAAAGAATCTATAGACTATAGTATATTTGAATCTGGTAGAAAAGTTGGAAGTGAGGAAAAACATTCTTTGTATGATCCTACAGATGGTTCTTTTAACAATAATCTTTATGAAGGGATTATAAATATTCCTTTTAGTATATTAAGTGTTCAATCTGAAGTGCCTTCTAAAGACACTCCAAATATTACTAGAGGTTCTCAAGTTACTAAGTTAGTTACTTTAGACTTAATGGATGTAGGAGTTCCTGTAGATTTTATGGAAGATAAAACTTTTTCTGAGAGATATGAAGCTTGGACAAACCCAACACTTACAGAAGCACAAAAGAAAATAGATTCTCCTTTATATAAAGAAATAAAAAATAATCAGTTCTTATTAGAAGAATTGATGAGAGAAGGATATTTAGAACTTTTAGATAAACTGGCTATTAAAGAAGAAAATAAACAATATGTTATTACTGATTTTTCTGTAGCAGCTAAAACTTTAAGAGATGAGATATTTAAAAATGAGGTTAATTATAATATTAGTGAAGCACTAAATGCATTTTTAAATGGACAAGCAGTTATAGAATCCACTCCTGCATATCAACAAATTAGAAATATTCTTTATTCTATTGCAGATAAAAATATTGTTTCTCCATCTATAAGTGGTGGGTTTAAGGTACAAATTTCCCCTGCTTTATTTGAAACAACTAAAATAAAGCCACAGAAATATGTAAACAAAGAAGGTCAAACTAAGTATCGTTACACTTCAGACCTACTTGATTTTTATTCCATGACAGAAAAGGATGGAAAGAAAAAAGTGAATGTATGTGAGATTATGATAGGTAGATGGTTTGATAATGAGCAAACTAAACTTATGAGTGATGAAGAGCTTTTAAATTATTTAAACGATACTCCTGAGGGTCAGAAGATTTTATCTGGGTTTGCATTTCGTATCCCTACACAAAAACAAAATTCAATTGAAGTATTTAAAATTAAGCAGTTCTTACCAAAAGAATTTGGGGATTCAGTTGTAGTTCCTTCTGCTCTTGTAAATAAAACAGGATCAGATTTTGACATTGATAAGTTATCTATATACTTAAAAAATGTATTTACTGATTTGGATGGAAAACTTAAGTTAATAGAATATAAAGGTAGTAAAGAAGCAACTATAAAGTTTTTTGAAAATGTATTTAATAAAAAATTAGAAGTAAATAAAGCTAATAAAGAAAAAGCTTTATTGTTTGCTACTAAGAATATTGGTAGAATTAGTTCTATATTTAAAATACAAGATGAAAATACAAGGTATAAAGTTTTAGTTGAAAATGAATATCTTACAGATTTAGTAGCAACTTTTAAATATGATTTTGAAGATGTTATTGGTTTCCTAGAAAACAAAGTGGGGTCTTTAAAAGAAAAACTAGGAGAACTTAATAGTGAAGAAATCCAAGCAGAGTTTAGAAAATACTATGCAACTAAAAAATATAAACAAGCTCTTGAGAATTCTTATATAGAATCTTCTCAAAACTTAGCTACTACACCATATAATTATGAGAGGCTTACTAAACCTAACTCTGCAGATGGTCTAAAAGATTTAACTAAAGAGGTATTAAAGAAACTAGGAAGAGATACTTTTGATTATACAAATACTAAAAACCTAATCAATAGAACTTTTATGGTTAGACTTAGGCAAGCATTTGTAAGTGGTAAATATGCTATTGGTATTGTTGCCCAGTCTCAAACAAATCTTTCTTTGAGTCAAAGAACAAATATCTATGTTAACAGTGATAAAGCAAGGCTTCAAAGTGACCAAGATAGAGAATACTTAAAAGATGGTATTCTTAGATTTGGAAAATATAACAAAGTAAAAGTGGATGGTAAGGAAAAACTTTCTTTATCTAAAATACAAAATGTATCTAATGAGGATATATCAGATTTGATTAGTCAGGTTATGGATGGCTATTTAGATATTGATAATGATCCTTGGATTATGGAATTAGGTATTACACCTAATGTAGCCCCTACATGGTTATTTTTAATAAGAGCAGGAGTTCCTATGGATCAGATTGCATACTTTATGAATCAACCTATTATTAAAGATTATTTACGTAGTATTGAGAATAGTGGATACTCTTGGTTATTTATTGATGATATAAGAGATGAGCTTAAAAACTCACCTAAGTATACTGTTTCAAAAGCTGAGATAAATAAAGTTACTCTTATACCTGGGACAGATGCTTTGTATAATTCTATTGGTTTAACAGGGTTTAGTTTAGAATCTAGGGCTAAGCAACAGTTTATGCTAGATGAATTTTTAAAGTATGCTAAAATGGCTAATCAGTTATTCTTAGTTACTCAGGCTACTACATTTGATACTGCTACATTTAATGATCCCTTTTTAGTATTTAAAAAACTTAAACAATTAGAAAAAGCAAGAGCAACAATAATATCTTCTGTTGATGATATTTTAAATAATTCTTTTTTAAGAGAACTATCTGAAACAATTAAGAAGTTTAAAAAAGCATATGCAGCAATATTAATAACTGAAAACCCATTAGTGAATGATACTTTAGAAAAGGTGTTAGCTCCTTATATTGATTTGTCAGATAGAGACTTTGTTAAGCTTGCACAGAAGGCTGTAGCTGATTTATTTGATTGGTCTGTACAAAATAGTAAAGGACTTAATCAAAGGATCCCTAGTCTTCTTATTTCTAATGAAACTAATACAGCTAAAGAATTTACAGAATTTGTTAATACTGTTAAGAATGACTTTACTCATCCATTATATAACAATCAAATAATTAATTTATACGATCCACAATTTTCTGATAGTGAAGGAGGAGTAAATAATATGTCCTTAATAAATAAGGATAATAAAGTGTATGATCAAAATAGAATTATATATGGTTTTATAGAGTTGAAGGAGCATTTAAAAAACATAGGAAACATAGAACTGTATAATAAGATAGTAGAAACTTCTATATTACAAAGTGGTTTATCTACATCTAAAATCTCTTTTACTAACTTGCTTCCTTATGCAGATGTTGCAGAAATATATAATAAAACATTGTCAAATCTGGGAAGTAATGATACCTTTGTAGTAAGTCAGTTTTATGACTTAGGAATTTTTGAGAGAAACAATTGGTCTAATGATGACATTGTTCCTAGAAGAAAAGCAAAGTGGAAAAAAGGATCAGACTTTACTGTTGCAGTATATAATGCTAATATGACCTTTGGAACTGCAGAAGTTAATGAAGCTATGCTTGCAGGAACTTTGCCAGCTTTATTAAAGCTAAGTACAGCAGCTAGAGAAAGTAATAGAGACTACGTTGTATATAGTTGGGAAGATCAATCTATATCTCAAGAAAATAGAGACTTAATGAAGAAATCTAATGACTATTCTTATATTAAGAAGGGGTTGTTTAAAAAAGTGTATAATGGAACTGAAGCATTAAAAACTTCAAATGTTATAACAGTAAAAAATGCTGAAGGTGATTATGTAAAGAAGAAACTTGAAAACTTTATATACAAGCAAATAAATGCTTGGGGAGATTCTTTTAGAGCTAATGAATTTTATAATGTTTCTAGAACATCAGTGATAGAGAATGGTTTTGTTGAAGTAGAAAAAGAAGCTTCAGATATGGAGGTGGCTAAGTATTTTATTGCAAAGGTTAGAGCTAAAACTGAGGCTACATCTAATTTTTCAACAGAAGGAGATTTACTTCCTGAGATAGGTGTTCCTAAAGAATTACAGGATACTATAATTAACTCAGGCTATGAAAGAGATGAATACAGGCTAGCTTTGATTAATGGTACTCCCATTATAATTATTACCAAGTATTTACCTAACACTGTAAAGAAAGGGTATAGTACTTTTTATTCTGTTGCAAATATTCAAAATGGTATTTTTGAGAGAGTGGGTAAAAAAATAGTGGTACCAGGGTATGAAGATGTGGATCTAGCTATGGAGCAAGATACAAACGCTGTTTTTGAATTATCTTCAGGAGCTTTTATAAAAACAAAAGCTACAACACAAAAAGAAATTATAAAAGAATTAGAGAGTATTTTTATAGAAAAAGATGTTAAAGCAGTGCTAGATGGGATTAAAAAAATTCAAGCCAATAGTCCTGATACTACAATAGTTCCTATGTTAAACGTTTCTGCTACACCTATACTTGAGGCAGTAAAAGATACAATATCTTTAAAAGGAAAAATTTATAATAAAAGTGATGTTAATACTCCTATGTTAGAAAACTTAGGATTCACCCCAGCACAAATAGGTAAAATTTTAAAACAAATCTGTTAAGTTATGGCAAACTGCCCCAATAAGAATTTAAGTGAATGGAAGACATTAGTAGATGTCCAGGGAGAAGATATGGCTCATTATCTTTGGGATAAGTATAATGGAAAAGTTCCTTCTGAATATAACATCTCTTTAAATCAAAAGCTGGTAGATGGTTTTTTAAAAGACTTTGGAATCACTGCTACTGAATATGGAGATTTAAAGACAGACATAGGCTTGGATGCTGTAGCAGCTTCAGATTTGTTAGCAAAATCTATTGCGTATCAAAAGGGAGAATCTATCAGTGGTGAGGTGGCCTATTTTGCCTACACTATGTTAGGAAAACAAAATAGTAAAATTAGAGCTAGTTTGAGATACATGGTCAATAGGTGGGACAAGTATAAAGAAAGATTTAAATACCATAGTGATACTATAAAAAGTAGAGAAGGCTATATTAAAGACAAAACTGATTGGAGGGTAAAAATAAGAGATCTTGTAATTGCAGACTTCTTAAAAGAAAATATTGAAGAATATTATAAAAATCCAAAAGAGTTTAAAAAAGTTATAGACACTAGATGGGTTAAAGGAGTAGATAAACGTAGAGAGGAATATACTCTTTGGGAAGAGTTTGTTAAGCTTATAGAAGATTTATTATCTAAGTTTTCAAATAAATATGCAAAACTTAAAGCAGAAGAATTATCAAATTTAGGAACATCTATTGCTGAAGAAGTACTCAATAATAACTATGAGTATTTTAATTATGAACTAGCTGAAGGTCAAATTCAAAAATATTATAATACAACAATAGAAACAGATCCTTTTGCAAAAGATTTAGTTGAGTTTGGCCAAAAATTAGTAGGATTAATTCTTACAGGATCTTTAGCATTAAGGAGAGCAGGGCAAGTTTTTAGAACAGCCTATGAAACTTTACATGACATAGATTGGGTAGTGCCCTATGCATTAACAAATACACCTGAGAATAAAGATGTTTTAGATGATATTAAAAGACATCAAACTCCTATGGCTTATAATGGGGTGTTTGACAAAGATATAGCTAATTTAGTGACCCTACCTTATATAGAAAAATTATCTTGGTTTAAACAGTTTAAAGAAAAATACCCTTCTCTTAGAATAATAAAAGGATTTTATGGAGGGGAACATACCAAATTAGAATCATACAGTGTATTAGCAGTGATTGATGCAGATTCTTATACTGAAGATGGATTTCATGAAGAAACAGTACAGTTTTATAAAAAAGATCCTGTAACTAAAAAAGCTTATCAAGTTGAGGAAGTTAAAAAAGTAAAGCATGCTAAAGGAGATTTAATAAAAGGAACAGGGTATGCTGTTGACTTTTTTGTAAGACTTGATTATAATCAAGAGGAGCATGAAAACTATTTTAAGCTTTGGAAAGAAATAATGATTGCCAAACTTAAGATGGGTAGGGATAAAGATTTTATTGATTGGAAAGCTTTTGTTCCTTTTACAAAATCCAGAGATTCATTTAACTTTAACTATGAAGCTTTCAGACATATTAATTATAAAAACTCTGAATCTAATGCTTTTGAGGAAACAAAAACTATTGAAGGAAATCCTACAGTTGTTGAGGAGCAAGTTACAGACGAAGATCTTAAGTATGTAATTAAAGAAGAAGAACCTACAAAGACACCAGATTTATTTTTAAGTTTTGGAGGAGGACTAAAATACTCACAAAGACAAGCCCTTGATATTTATATTAATGATATTAAAGATAAAAGTCTTTCTGATTATGGTAAAGAATTAGTCAATAGAAAATTAAGAAGAATTTCTCAGAGTATTGGAGATGTTGATTGGAATGTAAGAGTGAATTATAAAGGCAATCTTTATGTTGCTGGATATAACAATGCTCCTGTTACAGATCCAAACTATTATAGTCCTCTTGCTAGTGGAATGTTTAGAAGCCAGGATGAAGTACCTGCATCTACATCTAGTCCAGAATTACTTGAGCTAATGAAGAAAGCAGCAGACAAAATGGGTATATCTATACAAGCTCTAGCTGATTATGCTAAAGATGCTAAGTTAGATACAACAGGAGTCAATGGAGTTGCAGACCTTTTTAGGGGTATTGTAGCTGTTGCTGAAGGTAAGGAAAATGTTGCTTTATCAGAAGAAATTGTACACATAGCCACTGCAATTATTGAGCAAAAAAATCCAAGGCTGGTAACAGAAATGATTTCTAAGATTGATAGATTCAAGATATATAACCAAACTCTTGAACAATATAAAAACAATCCTGCATATCAACTACCAAATGGTAGTCCCAATATTCGTAAAATTAAAAAGGAAGCAGTAGATAGATTAATTGTTGAAGTGATTATTAATAATAATCAAGGAGACACCAACTTTCCAGAACTAATGGAAGAAGTTAATCAATCCTTAGTTAGAAGATGGTGGAATGCCATCTTAGATCTTATTAGAGGTTTTTATAAAAAAGCTAACATTAACATCTTTGAGCAAGTGGGGGACATTATTGTTCAAGGAAATACAGGAGGAACTGTAGAGGATATTGATGGAGAAGTTTATTATCAACTGACAGATGCTCAAAAAACTATTCAAGAAAATATTCTTAGCACTAGAGAAACTCTATTTAAAAGAGTAACTAAAGAAGTTGTGGATCCTTTATTACTAGACTCAGAAGAAGCTAGTAATTTTTATGAAAAAGAATTACCTGATGGAACATTTAAGGTGGTTACAAAACGTGTTACAGATAGAGTTCAAGCATGGTATGAAAGAAGATTTAAAGATAAAGTTTTTACAGAACAAGAAAAGAAACTTAACAATCTAAAGAGAGATTATGGTATTCAAGGTCATTATGACTTAGAACTTATTCATGCTAGATATTATAACTCTGATGGTACTAAAAAAAGCACACCAGACAAACGTCCTATAAAGTTTAATGTTCCTTCTCAGAAGATGTATGATATGTTAGAATCATATTATGTAGACTTGATTAATTCCTTTCCTGAAGGCCCCAATGGAGAACAAACATTAGTTTTTTCTGAGGTGATTGTTTATGATGAAAGCAATGAAGAAGCAGGTACTATTGACTTTTTAGCTGTTGAACCTTCTGGAAAAGCCAATATATTAGATTGGAAGTTTATGAATGTAAGTGCTGAACAAAATGATATACCTTGGTATAAACAAGGTGCATTTAACATACAGCTTTCTACATATGGTAATATTTTAAAAAATAATTATGGTGTAAAAGAAATAGGAATGAATAGAGCTATTCCTATTCTTATGGAGTTGCAAAGAAAAAATCCTAAAAATCCTAAGTCAGATATGCACTTAACTGGATTGTCTATAGGATCTGTAGATAAGACTAAGATTACAAACCTAAAACTTGTTCCTGTGTCACAAGAAGATGAGTCTACTGGATTTGCAAATCTTGATAAAGTTATAGGTAATTTGAATGCTCTTCTTCGTCAGTATGAAAAGGAAGAAGCTACAGAAGAAATTGAAAAAGAATTTAAAAAAGAAAAACTAAACACTTTAAGATCTGCTATTAGATTAGCTCAAGGTATAAATAATATTGCTCCTTTAATTGATGTTATTGAAGTGATGAAAAGAGAGGGAGAAAGAATTGTTGAGGACTACGATACTATTTATAAAGATAGACCAGCTTCTTCCACAGACTCTACAAATGTAGAACTTTCTGACTTTGCAGATAAAATGAATTCATTTCTTAGGTTTTCAGAAATATTTGTAAATGTAGATAGAGATTTGAGTGACTTAATTTACTCAGATGAAATGATTACTGGAGAAGAAACTGAAGAAGAGTTAGATCTTATACAAGATAGAAAAGAAACTTTGATAAGTCTTTCTAAACAAACAAAGTCTATATACAATTCAAGAGCAACTATTAGAAAAATTACTATGAGTTTTGCTGATAAGCATATTGGACAGCGTAATCTTGTTACAGGATTAACACTTCCTGAAGCTGTAGTTAAAGGATTATCTTCTTTATTTAGAGGGATTTCTGAGCTTCCTTTGAGATCTTTAAGACTTTTGTATAAGTTAGTTAGATCTGCTCAAGGAAAAGCTTCTCAAGAATCTCTTACAGAAGTGGAAGAACTTATGGCTATTAGAAAAAGGATTGTAGATAAGGTTAAAGATTCTAAGGAATACATCAACAAAATATATCAAAAGGATGACAAGAATAAATTTGTTAATAAATTAATACATGTTTATAATAAAGAGTTTCATGATACAGTGGATGAACTTTCTAATGCTGGGGGAGATATAGATTGGATAAAAGCTAATATAGATGTGCCTGCATATAATAAAGAAGTTGCTGAGTTATTAAAGAAAAAGATAGAAAAGATAAATAAAACAGATTATCCAGGAGATGCTGATGCAGCTAGAGAGAAATATATACTAGAGCAAAAAAGATATTGGGACATTGAGAGAGAGGATTTTAATGGTTTTGATAACTATATACTTAAAAGACATCCTTTACCTAGATGGTTTTCTGAGGAATATAAAGAAATTCAAAAAGATCCAGACTTATTAGAACTTTATAATTTTATTGTAAAGATAAATAAAAAAGCTAATGAAGAGGGTTATATACAAAATGCTGTTGCTAAAACCTTTCTTCCTTTTATAAGAAAGAGTATGGCAGAAGAACTTGTATGGGATAATACATTATCTCCTATGAAAAACTTTGCTACTAGTTTAGCTTTAAATGTTGAAGATGTAGGGCTAGGAAAGATAAATGAAATCACTGGAGAAGTGGAAAATGGTATTCCTAAATATTATACATATGATTTTAGTAAAACAGAGTCAGGTGTAAATGATTACTCAGATGTAAGTGAAGATATATTTAAAAATATGATCTTATACATACAGCATGTTAACAAATATAAATATTTAACAGAGGTGGAAGGCCAAATTAAACTGATTAAAACAATTGAACAGTTTAAAAATCATCTAAGCACAAGTAGAGGAGGGGAGCTTATACTAGAAGGAGACACTCCTATAGAAGAAAAAGGTAATGAAGAAAACACTAAAATGTTTGATGACTTTACTAAAGTATTATTGTATGGGCAAAAATATGTTCTTGGTGAATCAGATACTCCTTTGTACATAAATAAACTATTAAGTGGAGTTAGATCTGCTATAAATAAAGTGGCAGGTAGGGAAATTTTTAAGCCTAATGAAGGAACTCCTACATCTTTAGTAAAAACTATTGATGCTGCTAATAGAGCTTTCCAATTAAAAACTTTAGGTTTAGAATTAATTTCTGGAGCTGTAAATTTATTTGGAGCTAATATACAAGTGGCTACTCAAGCTGGAAATTATTTTAAGGCTAGAGAGTTTGCAAAAAATGAATCACTTCTTACCTTTCAAAAGTTTCGTAATGAAGAAGAGAAACAATTGTTTGCTCAATTAATAAATGTTTTTATGCCATTAAAAGATGAACCTACTTATGATCTTTATAATGAGGCAGGACTTAGTGTATTAACAAGAGGAAACCTTAGTGACTTCTTATTTATTGCTATGAGAAAGCCTGAACAACTTGTTGAGAAATCTATATTCCTATCTTTATTAGAAAATACAATGGTAGAGGATGGTAAAATAGTTAGTATACCAGAGTTTGTTAAGGCTAAGTATAAAAATAGATATGATTCTGGTGCTTCTTATAGAGATGTTAAAGGTAAAATTGAAGCTGAGATTGAAACTTTAAAGAAAACAAGGTCTATTGATGCTATTAAGAAACTAGAGAATGATAAGTTAGTTATTCCTGGGTTAGACCTTAGTAATAGAGATGAGTTACAGCGTCTTACAAACTTGACTAGAAACTTATCCAAGAATGCTACTGGAGGTTTATCAGATGGAGACATTAATAAAATGTCTATGTCTATATGGACTAAGTCTATGATGGTCTTTAAGAACTGGATACCTAAATTAGTTGATACTCGTTTTGGAGAGTTTAGAAAAGTGAGTGATGACTTTTCTGTTTTTATAGATGAAAAGGGTATTTCACAGGGGGATAAATATGATATTGGAAGAATTCGTTTATTACTTTACACTTTAGGTAAAAGTATAATGGAGGGTAGAATGAATTTGATTAACATTATAAACATGAATGATGAAGGCATAAAGAAACTTGATGAAATGTATAAAGATTTTGCAGACACTTATAAAAAAGAAACTGGAGAAACTTTAACATTGTCTAGAGAAGACTTTATGGATTTGATTAGAGTTAATTTAAGAAATCAAATTAAAGAACTTCTTATACTGGCTAGTTTACTTGGATCAGCACTTGCTCTTGGATTGATTGCCCCAGATGATGAAGATGATGATAGAGCTACAAAAAATGCACATAGATATGCACAGAAAGTTGTAGATAAATTTATTGGAGAACTTTCATTTTTCTATAACCCATTAGAGGTACAAAGTTTACTGAGTGGATCTATGTTTCCAGCAATAGGACTTACATCAGATTTTTTAAAGTTTGTAAAACATCTTAGTGTAGAAGCTACAGGTATGGATTTTGATTCAGATACAACATATGATGAAGCTAGAAAAAAAGCAATGCCTAGTAAATACTTATTTAAGATGCTTCCTGTAACTAAATCTTTTCTTACCTATGCTGCAATAATAAGCGATGACTTTGCTAGAGAATATGATATTGTTATTCAAAAGGAGAGCAGAAGGTAATAGCTATATTATGTCACTTATCTATTAATAAAGTATGGAATATACAATATTAATAGATAAATTTGCTTAATACAACTACGCCCTCAATATATCCATTTATAGAAACCTATAAATGATGTTATTAATAATCAAAATTTTATAAAATTATGAACGTTCTATGTACAGCCACACCCTGTCCAGTAGTCCTAAATGCTCTCTGCGTACATTACGAAGGAGCTAATTTAGTCTATACAGGTATAAATACTAATGATAGTATTCAAGCTGCTCTTCAAAAGATTGATGCTGCAATTGGAAATATTGCTGTTGGTACTTCAGGATCTAGTGGTACTAGTGGTGCTGGCACTGCTGGTACATCAGGAACATCTGGTACCTCTGGGGGTACAGGAAGTTCTGGTACTACAGGTACATCAGGTACCTCAGGTTCTAGTTCTACTTCTGGATCTTCTGGTTCTTCTGGTACTAGTGGATCTAGTGGTACAAGTGGTAGTAGTGGATCTTCTAGCACATCTGGTTCATCTGGCACAAGTGGTCAAGATGGAGCATTAGCTATTTGGAGATTTAGTGATAATACAGATACATCTACAGATCCTGGAAATGGATACTTTAGTATAAATAATATTTGGTCAGCAGTACCTACACAAATATCAATTGATGATTATTCTTATAATCCAGTGATATTGTTTTCTGGATTCTTGAATACAGTTGGTGTAGGAGCTATAATTAGAATAGTAAAAATAACTGATTCTTCAACATATAAAGTGTTTGAAGTAACAGCTGTTCTTCCTTATCAACCAGGATTTGAAACATATACCATTACACAACTTGCTTCTGGTGGTCCTGATCCTTTACTTAATGATCAATTTATTGTTGATATTGTAGGATCTCCTGGTACTAGTGGTACCTCAGGAACTACAGGAACCTCTGGAACAAGTGGTACTAGTGGAACAACAGGAACTTCAGGTACTACTGGTACATCAGGCACCACTGGTACATCAGGTACAAGTGGATCTTCAGGATTATCAGGAGATCTTTATGAAACAACTTCTTCCACTTCATTTACATTAGGCACTGCTGGAACACTTATAGTTGATCCAGGACTAGCTTATTCTGTTGCTCAGTCTATTATTATAGCAAGAGACTTAAATAACTATCAGGAATCTGAGGTGGTAAGTTATGACATCATCACTGGTGCTTTACAATTTACTGCTCCAACAAGAACAGTTGGTAGTGGAACTTATACTATTTGGATTGTAAACATAGATGGAGCTACAGGAGAAACTGGTACATCAGGTACAAGTGGAACTTCTGCTACATCAGGAACAACAGGTACAAGTGGTACGTCTGCAACAAGTGGAACTTCTGGTACCACAGGTACTAGTGGAACTGATGGTTCTTCTGGCACCTCTGGTACTAGTGGGACTACAGGCACTAGTGGTACATCTGCTACATCAGGAACATCTGCAACAAGTGGAACCTCTGGAACAACAGGAACAAGTGGCACAACAGGTACTTCTGGTACGTCTGGTACAGATGGTACAAGTGGTACCTCTGGTAGCAGTGGAACTACAGGAACGTCTGGATCTTCAGGATCTTCAGGATCTAGTTCTACCTCTGGAAGTTCTGGAACCAGTGGGTCTTCAGGTACTTCAGGTACAAATGGTATATCTAGTGGTAGAATATTTTATTTAAATTACTCACAAACATCTGATGTAGCTGGGTATAAAGTTTTATCAGAAACTCCTTCTGGAGCAGCTGAACAAACAAATGCTGTAGTTACAGCAGGAACCACTCCTGTATTAATAGGAACTTTTATATCACCTTCATTAGGGATAAATTTAATCCCAGCAGGTGTACAAAAATTCTATATTCATATATTAAAAGGAGCAATAACAGATGTAGTTGATGTATATGCTGAAATTATATTAGCAGATGCAACAGGAACTCCTATATCTCCAGCATTTCCTACAAACATAGCTTCTGTAGGATGGGTAGATGCTGTTACTCCAGTTGAAATTCCTGTAGATTTAGTAATTTTATCATCTCCTTTAGCTCTAACAGATAGGGCTATTGTTAATATTTATGTTAAAGATGATATTGGAGGAGTATATAATGCAACATTCTATACAGAAGGTTCTACAAACTATTCTTATATAATTACATCTATTGGAGCTGCCTCAGGAACTAGTGGTACTAGTGGTACTAGTGGAACTAATGGTACAAGTGGTACCACAGGTACTTCAGGTACTACAGGTACTTCAGGAACTTCTGGAACATCTGCTACTAGTGGTACAAGTGGAACCACAGGAACAGATGGTACTAGTGGAACTTCAGGTACTACTGGAACGAGTGGTACTACAGGAACAGATGGCACAAGTGGAACTAGTGGTTCATCAGGAACATCTGCTACAAGTGGTACTTCTGGCACAACAGGCACAAGTGGTACAACAGGTACAAGTGGTACAACAGGTACATCAGGAATAAATGGCACATCAGGAACCAGTGGAACAAGTGGAACAAGTGGTACTACAGGAACATCTGGTAGTTCTGGAGTCTCAGGTACTAGTGGAACAAGTGGAACAAATGGTACAGGAGGAACTTCTGGTACATCAGGAACTACAGGAACATCAGGTGTTAATGGTGCAACTGGTGCTACAGGTGCAGCTGGTGCTACAGGTGCTACAGGTGCTACAGGTGCAGCTGGAACATCTGGCACTAGTGGTATAAATGTTGGAAGCTCTGCTGTAATAATTGATGGAACAGGAACATGTTCTTCTGTTAGATTGGGTGTTAGTAATTGTGCTTCAGGTAATTTTAGTTTTGCAGGAGGTGGAAATGGGAATACAGCTAGTGGAAATTGTTCATTTGTTGGGGGTGGGTGTAATAATACTATTACTTCTACAGGAATAGCAAGCTCAATAGTAGGGGGGCTTAATAATCTGATTTCTTCGAATTGTAATACAGCTTGTGCTAATATTATATCAGGAGGGCAATGTAATAAAATGCAGGGAACTGGTCCTAGTTTTTCTTCAATAACAGGAGGATGTTGTAATTTAATAGACCAAAGTTTTTCATTTATTGGAGGTGGGTTTAAAAATACAGCTTGTGGAGCTTCTTCAGCAGTTTTAGGAGGACAATGTAACACAGCTTCTGGAGCTTATTCAGGAGCATTTGGTTGTGGATTAACAGCTAGTGCTGCTCGCACATTCTATGTAAATAATTTATGTACATGTGGTATTATAAGTGCAACAACATGTGTTACTTCACCTTTGGTTTGTGGCACAACATCAATATGTACTCCAATTATAAGAACAGCAACTGCTTGTATAACTGGTTTATCTACTAGTGGATGTGCAGTATGTGTTGGAACAAGTGGATTATTAACTGCTTATACAGCAGCTGTATCTTCACCAAGCATTATGGTTGTTGGAACAGGAGCAAGTTCTTCTGTTAGATGTGGTGTTAATAATTGTGCAAGTGCAAATTTTACTTTTGCAGGAGGTGGAGGATGTAATACAGCTAGTGCATATAATTCATCTGTAATAGGTGGATGTAAAAATATAGCTGGTGGAGGTAGTTCAACAGTTAGTGGTGGTTATTGTAACATAAATTGTGGTAATTGTTCATTTATTGGTTCTGGAAGATGTAATCAAGTGATGGGTGTATCCCAGTATTCTAACATATTAGGTGGAGATTGTAATATAATATGTTGTTCATTTCTTTCATCTATCAGTGGAGGAAATAAAAATAGAATTTGTGGTAATGTAGCAGGAAGTGCTCAACAATCAAGTATTAGTGGTGGATATTGTAATTGTATTATAGCTTCAGGAGCAGCAGTTATTAATGGTGGAAAGTGTAATAAGGTTTTAACTGGTAGTGTTTTAAATTGTTGTGCTCCTGGTGTTATATGTTTTAATGCAGGGCTTAGCTTTGCTGCTTGTGGATTTGTATGTTTAACTAGTAATGATTTCGCTGGGTCCTTTAGCTCAGGAAACATATATCAATATTGTTATTGTGGTATTCCTAGCTGTGGATGCTTTAATCTTACAGCCACGTCAGGTACTAATATTTGCCCAAGGTGCTTTACATTTTGTTGTGCTTTTGTTCCACCAGGGCTTACTGTTCCATCATCTATAACTTGTGGAGCAGCTATTAATCAAACAAATTACCAAGGAGCGTGTGCATTTATTGGGGCTGGTGGTGATAATATAGTAGGAGGAGGTAACTCAAGTATTGTTAGTGGAAGATGTAATTCTATTACTGGAGGTTATGCATCTATTGGAAGTGGATATTGTAATACAATTAGTTCAGATTATTCTACTATACCAGGTGGATTTTTAAATAAAGTTATAGGAGGTTGTTCTGCTATATTAGGGGGAGCATATAGCTGTGCTACTGGGTTTTTTTCAGGGGCAATGGGGTATAGTGTAGTTAACTCAATAAATTGTTCATTTGCATCTAATCAATTGTGGGCTTGTAACTTAGTTGGTACCACTGTTGCTGTATGTGTAGGCACAAATGGATTATTAGTAAGAGGAGCATCTGATGCTAGACTTAAAACAAATGTTTGCAATCTTCCTTATGGATTATGTGATGTTAATAAGCTCCATCCTATTAGTTTTGATTGGAATGAAAAAGAAAGAGAAACTAGAGGATGCAATAGACAAATTGGATTTATTGCTCAAGAGGTGGAACCAATCATCCCAGAAGCAGTGGGACAACAAGCTGATAATGGAGAGTATTCATTAAGTCCTGATAAAATAATTCCTGTATTAACAAAAGCTATCCAAGAATTATCAGCAAAAAATATATCTTTAGAAGATAGAATTAGTAAATTAGAACAATTAATCTTAAACAAATAAAATTATGCTATACGCAAAAATCAATCCCAAGGCTTCTTTTGTAAAACAAGAAGGACCTTTCACTGCTCCTGTTACAGTTGAAGCAGATTATCTTACAGCTTTGGCTAGACCTTATGCTGCTGGTGCATCACAAACTAATTTCGAAGTTCAATTTGGTAATGCTGCATTGAATGAAGAAGGTGTTGTTGTGTCTATAGACCAAGTATCAAGTAGTTCAGTTGTATTAACAGCTGAAGAGCTTGTTAATTGGGGAGTTGATGATTATGCATTACTAGAAGCTATTGCTGCTAAACTAGGTACAACAGTAGAAAGTGTAATTGAATTAGAAAATAATAATTTCTAGAATTATGTAATTTGTTTATTTTAATTTATATTTGCTATAAATTAAACCAATAGACAATGAATATAATATTTCAAATAAATGGTGGTATTGGCAAGGTGATTGCTGCATCTGCCATTTGTGCTTCTATTAAAGCTCAGTATCCTGATGCTAAACTTATTGTAGTTTCTGGTTATCCAGATGTATTCTTAGGTAATAAGAATGTTGATCGAGCATATGTTTTTGGTCAGCAAGCTTATTTCTATAAAGAATATATTGAAAATCAAGAAATAAAAATATTTGCTCATGACCCTTATTTAGAAGCAAAACATATTAAACAAGAAGAACACCTAATTGAAACATGGTGTAATTTATATGGCTTACCAGTTACTAAAACTACTGGAGAACTATTCCTTACACAAAGGGAAATAGATTTCTTCTCCAAGAAGTTTGTATCTGATAAGCCTATTTTGTTAATGCAAACTAATGGTGGTGGTGACTCAGAGCAAAAATATTCATGGGCTAGAGATATTCCTAGCTATGTAGTAGAAAATGTTATACATGAATATAAAGAACAATATAACATTGTACATATAAGAAGGGATGATCAAATTCAATATGAAGGAGCGTTTGGTGTATCTGATACATTTAGAGCATTAGTTGTATTGATTAATTTGAGTGAGAAAAGATTGTTGATGGATAGTTTTGGAGAACATGCAGCAGCAGCTCTTAACAAACCTTCTACAGTGCTATGGGTAGCTAATAGTCCTGTTGTATTTGGATATGATCTACACACAAACATTGTAGCTAATCCTGAAACAACATCTGCTGAATTACGTAATGCTTATTTAAGTAAATACAATATTGGTGGAGATCCAATTGAGTTTCCATACAATAATGAATCTGAAATATTTAATACACAAGATGTAATTCAATCTTTAAAATAAACCAAATGGAAAAAATATTTTATCAATCTTCTTTACCTAGAGCAGGCTCTACATTGCTACAGAATATATTAGCCCAAAACCCTGATATATATGCTACGCCTACATCTGGTGTACTTGAACTTATATTTGCAGCTAGAGCAAACTATACTACATCCCCTGAATTTATAGCACAAGATTCTAAACTAATGGAATCAGGATATAAAGCCTTTTGTAAATCAGGAATGGATGCTTATTACAATGCTATTACAGACAAGAAGTATGTAGTAGATAAATCTCGTGGGTGGGGAATACATTATGATTTCTTACAATTCGTACAAGGGGGGGAGCCTAAAATCATTTGTATGGTGAGAGATTTGCGTGACATATTTGCTTCTATGGAAAACAACTTTAGGAAACACCCTGAGAAACAATCAGACATTCTTGATTGGTCTAAAGGACAAGGAACAACAGTACCTAAGAGAGTGGATATATGGGCACAACAACCTCCTGTTGGATTGGCTATAGAAAGACTTAGTGAGATATTTAGAATGGGCATTAATACTAAAATGCACTTTGTTAAATTTGAAGACTTGTGTCTATATCCTGATGTACAAATGAGGCTTCTATATAACTATCTTGATATTCCTTTTTATGAACATGATTTTGATAACATTCAACAAGTTACAAAAGAGGATGATGAAGTATATGGAGCATTTGGTGACCACGTTATTAGAACTAAACTAGAACCTGTGAGAAGTAAGGCAAAAGAATTATTAGGCAGAGATGTTACAGATTGGATTTATACTAACTATAAGTGGTATTTTGAACAATTTAGATACACTAAATAATGAAATCAAAATTTATTACGCAGATATATCAAATACAGAAGAAAGATTTAACTAATGCGTTTACTACAAATACATTAAAATATGCTTTATTCCCTAATGATAATGCTGTAACAAGTTCTATTATAGAAGGAAGGCAATACGAATGGTATATATTTGACTTCCTTAATAAAAATCAAATAGATTGTGAAGGAAAAACTATACTTGATATAGGAGGGAACAATGGTAACTTCGCAGTGGACTTTGCTCATTTAGTTGGAGATAGTGGAGTGGTACATTCATTTGAACCTCAGCGTATCATCTATTATCAATTATGTGCAAATGTATTTCTTAATGGATTAAACAATGTATATTGCCATAATGAAGCTGTTGGGAATGAAGATGGGAATACAATGATAGAAACACCTGACTATTTTGAAAAAGGAGGTGTTAATTTTGGTGCAGTTGAAATTGTTAGTGAGGGTGGAGAAGGTGTTAAATCAACAAGAATTGATAGTCGTGAGTTTAACGATGTAGTATTTATCAAGATTGATGTTCAAGGGTACGAGTCCTTTGTAATAGAAGGAGCTAAAGAAACGATAAATAAACATAGACCTTATTTATTCGTAGAGTTTGAAGATCACTTATTGCAAAAGTTTAACTCCTCTGAATCAAAACTTAAACTACAAATTGAAGAATTAGGATATAATGTAATACAGTTTCAAGAGGGGGTAGCATATCAATCATATAGTGGTAAGTGCTTAGATTATGTATGTATTCCAGCAGAAAAGTTTAAAGAATTTAATCACATCATACCATGATAATAGTATTATTTGGACAACCCCATTCAGGGAAAACAACCTTAGCAAATTTAATTGATGCAGACTTCTACATAGATGGCGATCATCTTAGAACTATGTTTCAAAATAAAGATTATAGTAAGCAAGGGAGAATAAATAATTTAAATAGAGCAAGTGATATTGCTACCTATTTACATTACAATGGGAATAAAGTGGTTCTCTCTTTAGTATATCCATATAAAGAAGCAAGAGATTACTTAAATAGTCTTTCTGGAAATGTTAAATGGGTGTATCTTACTTATAAAGATGTAAGAGGAAGAGAGAACTTTCATGTAAAAGATTTTGAAGTTCCTTTAGTAGAATCATTTCTAAAAATAGACACATCAAAAAATACAATTTATGAATGCGTTGATCAAATTAAAAACTATATAAATGAGTAAATTATTAGCAGAGGGTAATAGAAAAACTGATGGGTATGCAATGTTCATTGGAAGATGGCAACCATGGC